TCATCGCCTGACCGAAGGGAAGAGGGAGGTTGTGGCGCATCGGCGCACGCGCTCCGCGAATCACATCGTAGTCCGATGTGCCCTGGAACTGCATCACGTCGCCGTCGCGCGAAGACTCGTTCTCCTCACGATAGTCGCGGAAGCGGGCGAGCCTCGGAGACTCGGCGTTGCGCAGCGACTCGAACTCGGCCTTGAGAGCCTTGATGTCGTCGGGAGTTCTGTCGAAGCCGGGAAGCTGCATTACCTACCGTCCGAACGGGCTACCGAGCGACACGGGCGCAACCTCTTGTTCGAGTCCAGACCAACAGGCGAGGGCCAGCGAGAAGACGCAATCCGTCTGTAGCTTGCGATCTTCCCAAGCGTAGAACGAAAGCTCTTCCTCAAGCTGGACGATGGGTGGTACGCGAAGATTCCCAAATGACGCATCAGGTTGTGACGCATCATACCCAGAGGACAGGACGAGGCGAAGGTGGTCGATGAGTTCCTTCTTCCTTTGCGCCGAAAAAGCGAAGCCCTCGGCGCAGCTAAGGCTTAGGTAATCTCGCGGCGCACAACCCAGGGGAGTGCCGTCATCCTTTACGCAGCGGTAGCCCTGCCTGACCACGCGATGATGCGTCGGACAATACAGCGAGGATTCCAACGCATCCATTACGACGTCGCCACCGGGGCCGGTCGAGTCGCAGAGGATGTTGGGGCCGAACAACTCTCGCGCCTTACCAACCTCTGCATAGATGCTGTCCCACGGGACTCTGTTGAGTCGGCGGAAGTAGACGAGCCGCGCGGGACTCTGCACGACGTCAATCGTGCAGATAACAGTGAAGTCCGTCTGCCGCGCGAAGTCGATGCCGGTGTGGTAGCGGTTGCCCCACCAACCGTCGTGGCTCTCAGCCCAAATCTGAGCCTGCCGCGCCGCCTCCGCATCGAGGTAGGAGTTCCCCAGAACACGAGGGAGGCTGCGGTCAATGAGCATCTGAACAAGCTCGCCGGTGAAGACGAGGCCCGAAGACTCCACGTACTTGCCGAAGACGGTCTGAGCCGTGACCTCGGCCGGGTTGTCCAGAACCATCCGGACGATCTCGGCGTGAGGAACCCCGTGGGGGTTCTCGAACATCGAGCCGGTCTGGACGTAGTATTCGGGCCTACTCATCGTCCTCCCAGGGAACGTCAGGCTCGGGGCCGTAGTCGGGGTCAACGAAGACGTAGGCCAAGAAGATCGCGCCGACGACGGCGGCGACCAGGACGATCATTTCGAGAATACTCACAATCCTCCAGTCTCGTAAAGGAAGTCGTCGGCGCCGCTAAGGCTGTCGAGCCATTTGCTGAACCCTTGCGCCGCGTCCTCGATGTCCTGATCCCGCTGGCGGAGGAACAGCGTGCGCTCCTCCTTGTTGCCGTAGTGTTCGAGGCGCCGGATCTCGTCGCGTGCTACGCCGTGCGCCGAATGGACGTGAGACTCCATCGCCTCCTCGGTCTGCGCCCAGACCTTGCACTGACGAGAGAAGCAGAACCAGGCCCAGTGTGAGTTAGCGCCCACCGATAGCCTCCGCAAACTCGTCAAGATCGATGCCGTAATCAGCAAGGTAACGGCGAATAGAAGCGTCCAGCGATTGCACTTCCGTCGCCTCGTCAGCCTGATCGCGATGGTCAAAGCCCAACCCCTTTCCGGTATACGCGCTGGCGCGGACGCAGAACTTGTAGAAGTCCTTGGACACACCCGGCTTGAACGTCCCCACAATGTCAATCATCCCCTGGACGTCGGCAACGCGAACCCGGAGGACGTTCTGCATCATCTCTTCCAGGTTCTCGATCCAGCCCGCCTCATCGATGCTGATGAGGTAGAAGCTGTTGCCGTCCACGCCCTCGGCGTTGTGCCCGAGAGTCCTGAACTTCCAGCGGGCGCCGTGGATGAACTCGATGTGCGGGGGCTTGCTGCGCGGCTTGTCCTTGACAAACGCTTCGAGCCGAGGGGACTCGCCCATAATCTTGTGAGCCTCGTCCCAGACGAGCGCCGCCGTCTCCCACCCGCCTGCGGTGTGAACCGTGTTGTAGCGGATCTCCGTGAACTTCTTGGCGTCGATCACGCCATCCTCGCTGATGTACTTCGACTCGCCGCCGATCTTGTAGATGCAGGAGTGGAAGTGCCGGTGGCTCAGAAGAGTCGTCTTGCCATAACGGTTAGCGGTCGCGAGGCAGTTGACCGTGGCATTCGCGTTGGTGACATACTCAAGCTGCCCGTCGTGGAGGGTACGGTTGAGAAATGTGCGGGAGAAGAACTGGTGGTCTTCCCGCCCACGGGCCAGCGCATCCAGAACCCGGTCAGACTCACTAGCCTTGCCGGTTGAGACATAGACGCTCACTCCATCGAGAAGTGGTCGTCATCCTCGGAACCCGGCTCGACCGCGATCTCCTCCGCAAGGTCGGAGTAGCGCTTCGGGTAGCCAGCCGCACCGCCGAGGTCGTAGCCGGTCGCGGCCTTGTAGCGGCGAGCGGCATCGCACTCAAGCAGGAAGATCCCCTGCGCGGCGCACTCGATGGTCTTGCCAATCGAGGAGATCGTCACGCCGACCCCGGCCAGCATCTCCGAGGCCACGCGGCAGACGACGACCTCCACGACCGACCGACGAGCGAACTTCTCAGCGCTCACCGGGCACCCTGAAGAATCGTCATCTTGTCCTTGGTGTAGAAGACGTGCGGCACAGGCTTCATCCCCGGCCGATCCCGGCGAGCGATGTCCCGCTCGAAGGAAGGCTCAAGGCTGAGATCAACCTGAACCAGAGAGCCGCAGGCGTACTCGGTGACGGCAAGGAAGGGGGCGTTATTGAGGCCTTTCACGCGAAGGCCCAGCTTGTGCTTCCGGAGAGGGAACATCGCGTCACCGAAGGCAGAGAGGGGCTTGCGACGCATCTTGACTTCCAGATAGCAGACGAGGATGCCCTGCGGATCGAAGACCCAGTAATCAAAGTCGGCGTACCCGCCAGCCTTCGTCAGGGTCAGAGACAGAAGCGGCTCGATCTTCTGCCGCGAAAGCCACTCATAGGCGATCCGCTCTTCGTTTGCGAGGCCAAAAGCGACCTCGGCTTGTTTGCTAGTAGTCGTTGTCATCGTCCTTTTTCTCCGCGTAGGTGTTGAACAGACAGACGAGCAAGATGCAAGCCAGTACGATCCCAGGCAGGTTATGAACCATCGGTGATCTCCTTGGGTTCGTGTTCGACAACCTCTGCCTCGATGACCTCCTGCTCGTCGCCCTTGAGGACGGCATCGACGGCCTTGCCAGCCGTGCGAGCCGACTCCTCGATGGCACCGGCAAGCGAGCCGATCAGCGAAGCAGCCTGCTCTTCCGAGTTCCTGCGGGTGGCCGTGTTGATCCCGCGATCCACCTGATCCCAGGTGATCCCGAGGGGCTTCCCGCTCTTGATGTTCTGGATCACGGCGAAGGGAAACAGCGCCCGCTGCAACTCAAGGATCTGCTCGGGCGTGGGCGTCTGCGCGGGCCAGTCCGGGAGGATCCTCTTCACGATGTCAAGCTGCTCCGTGGTGAGCTTGTCATCCTCCAAGCTGGCGGCTATCGCCTCCTCGCGAGACGCCGGGTAGCTGTGACGGCTCGCGTTGCCCCAATGGTTCTGAACGTTGCGGGCCGAAGGGTTCTCAACGCCGAAGTCCTGCTCGAACTTCTTGAGGACGTACTCGATGTTGTGAACCACGCCGTTCTCGTCCGGCTTCCCGTTGAGGTTGCTCCGGATCTCAAGCTCGGCATCGATCTCCGCACGGTGCGGGGAAGAACAGAGCTTGCAGCGGGAGACGGTCTTGACGGTGATTACGGGCATAGCGTTTCCTTCATCGTGATCCGTAGAATAGCGTCGATCACGGCTGGCAGGGTTTCGTCCGGCGCGTTCGTTAGAGTGGTGTCATCGCATAGCCCGGAGCTTCCCCGAGAGACAACCCGAGGGGGCCGGGAGCCAGGGGGCACAAGGCCTGGGATGTGATCCCGCTAGTGATCGAGCCGCAAGGTCAGCGACTAGCCCGAGTGTCGTAGTGAGAGGCTACGGGAGTGGGTTTCCCGGCAGCCCGGCTCGCGACCGGCTTAGGAGGTAGCACCTCCCGGCCCCGCTCCCGCAGCCTCTTGCCCGACCAGTTGTAGCTCCCTGAAGTATTCCGTCCGCGAGGAATGCAGGCGGGGGCGTTCCGAGGTCGTCCGGCTCTACGAGCACACGACCCCGACCAGTAACGCCACCGTCTGTCTTCCTGTCGGGGAAGTCAAGTGGTAAAGCGCGACCAGGGCACGTTGAGGCTCAGGCCTCTGAAGACTTCCCGCGATCCTCTGGATCGCTAAACGACTCCTGCAAAGGGGTCGTTGTGCCCTTTCACTGGTTCTGAATCAGAACACCCCAAAATCCGTGTCCCGGAAGGGACACGAAACTCCGCAAGGGTTTGAGAGACTAAGGCTTGCACTCGGCGGAGTTTAAACCCCGGACAACGAATCGTTCGACTCAAGAGAGGAGGCGGAATGCTGCATTCCTGGTTCGACGGTCACTAGATGATCGCGCCCCCCTCATCGAACGAGGTAGTGCTCGGTGAGGGGGGATCTCTGCCAACCGATCCGTAGGCTAGGCTTACGCACACACGATCACAACGAAAGGAAATCGTGGAAGCTTCAGAACTCACGGTCTACCTCTGGGAAGGCCGGAAGAACCGCAGGGAGGTCGCACATCTGTTCGAGGATGGCGCAGACATTCCCTGGTCGGTGCGCGTCGATTTCGTCATCGCGGCGCCGTCGCTCAAGGCCGTCGCCGAGAAGATGGGCTACAGCGCGAAGCTGATGGCTCAGTCCTACGACGTCCGGATCCTTCAGGAGATCAAGCCGAAGGACAAGGTTCTCGGCAACCTCGCAAGGAAGAACGCCAACAAAGTGATGTGGCGGCTCGCCAAGGCCGACCCGTCCGGAAAGTGGGAAATCGATGGCTAGCAAGAAGCTCACCAAGAGGCAGGAAGTCCAGCGCCAGATGCGCTTGGAGCGCACGGCGAACGACTGCCTCTCCGATCCCGAGTTCCACCCCGACCCCCGAGTCGCGGCCCGCCATCTCGACGGGCAGGCGATGAAGAAGCGCGGCGAGACGCCGCCCTGGGAGGAGGAGTCCGGTGACGAGTCCACTTCAGCCTGACCGCTACACGAACACCGCTGGCCGCTCGAAGGTCACGCTCTACCTCGCCAGCGGAGCAGAGATCGACACCTGGGTCGATGATGAGGAGTTCACGCCGACCGGCGAGGTCTGCGCCGAGGACATAAGGGATCACATCAGCGATCCTCCTAGACCCCACTGGTCGATCATCGGCGACGTCTGCGTGTTCACCCAGGCCATCAGCGCCGTCGAAGTCGGCTAGCCTGCGGAATCGGCGCCCTCTGCCTGCTCACGCAGGCCGGGGGGCGCCACGCAGGTTGTTACTCATCCGCAGAATCGGGTACACTCCAAGGGTTAGCTAACAGGAGGTTCCTGATGAGCAACACGTTCCCGGCCCAGACCGAGAACGGCATCGAGGACGTTCGCAAGGACGTCACGGTGGACGGTCAGGCTGTCGTCTTCACTTCGGAGAGCGGCGACCTGATGCAGGAGAAGGGCGGGCGCCTCGAAGGCGTCGATGCCCCTCTCGCGATGAACACATCGTCGGGCGAGAACGCGGTCGAGGCTTCGGCCGACGTTCCAGACGACGAGTCGGATGCCGTCAAGGAGATGGAGGCCGCTGTCGAAGAGGCCACCGGAACCAAGGCGACGCTGACGGCGAGCGAGGCGCAGAACCTCACCGGCGAGCCGATGGAGTCGGCTGCCCCGGCTGAGGTTGCTCCCGAGGCTGCTCCCGAGGAGGCTGAGGTCGATGCGACCCCGGCAGCCGAGGCAAAGGCCGAGGAGCTTGGCGTCGATCTCGCGGAGGTCGAAGGCTCGGGTGCAGACGGTCGCGTGACCGTCGGCGACGTCGAGGCTGCGGCTGACGAGGCGTAACGACGACGATGAGCCTTCTCTGGATCATCGTCATCATCGTCCTCATCCTGGTGCTGATCGGAGGAGTCGGTCGGCGCTGGTAGTTAGGGGGTGATCCTCTATCTCGAATCGCGGCCCTTCGGGGCCGCTTTTCGTTGTAGGAGCATTTTCACCGCGCCGGTGAAAAGGACGATTCCGTGAAACTGGCCGTTCCGGCTGACAGCGGAATCGGTGTTTTCCCGGAACAGGAAACTGAGGCAGGGACGAAACAACCTCAGAGATGGTCACACGTACTTTCGTGATGTACGTGGGGGTGTAGGAAGCATAAATAACAACACACACACCACTCCCCCCCCACAACATCTCCCTCAGCAGGGAAATCTGTATCGAGCAAAGGCGTGGGCACAGGTGGCAAGCAAGGGGGTGGAAGCAGTAGCAAGCACACGCACACAGAGGCGGGGGGATAAATCAACTGCCCTAGCCATAAGCGTCTGTTATACACGCACGTTCACGTATCACAACTAGCTATGTAACCCCACTCTTACCATCACCGTATCCACCCACACACCCACCCGCCCCTACCATAGTAGGCGTAGTGCAACACGATCCGAACATCCGGCGACAACAGCAAAGTGCGTCGCCGCAAGCCCTAACCACGAAATCACAGATTTCGCATCGGGCTAACAGCAGTTTCCTGGAGGATTTCGTACAGCCAAACCGATGGGCCATCTAGGACGCGCCGCTATCGTGTGTCCCTCTTTAAACCGGGCACACGAAGAAGAGGAAAGAGGAACACACGATTTCCCCTCCGCCAAGCTCGTCGGCAAAGGCAAACAGCCTCCTCGCAAACCGAGGCTACCGGGGAACCGCTGGACTAGCTGCCCCATCACGCTGCACGAAATCCCCCAGAATCTCTCTCTCTCTCTTTTCGGCCATTATCGGGCTTCGGTGTCAAGGGGACGAGAAAATCACAGCACCAAGAATCTAGCTTTGTAAAGCTGCTCCCTCGCAAAAACCAAACCGCTCAGTCCGCACTTTACAAACCGAGTGTCCCCTTTCCCTCCCTCCGGTCGGTGACACCTACGCCCTTCTGGCTCGAAAGATCGCCGAGCCAGGGAATCCAGACGGACTTTCGACTCCGCATCCCCCAAGACCAAGTGCGGGGATGCTCCGACCTTCGGCAAAAATCGTGCCTCGGCAACGAAAGATCCTGTTGTGTTGGCCCATCCCCCGCAACAGCAAAGGCCGGGGGATGGGAAGTAAGACCAGTTTCACGGGATAATGGACGAAGGGCAAGAGAGAGAGAGAGCACAAGGCTCTTTCCGCTACGAAGGGAGTTACGATGCAGCAGTCCGCGATGTTCCGGCTGATGGCGACCCTCGCCGGGGACAACACGCACAGCGGATCGGCGCAAGACGGGTGGCTGGTGTACCTCGACAGCGTTTGCTCCAACTGCGGAACGACGAGAGCCGCAGCGAACGGGTGGGACGAGATGTGGAACACGTGCGCACCGTGCGGCAGACGGCTCGACTGCGGCAGCGAGAACAGCCGCCTTCCCGAGGAATGCAAGACGTGCCTCTGCGGCGAATGCTGCACGTGCCCGGAAGGCCCGCACGTGCTGGTCGAGGATTGCGTCGATTGTCCGAAGCACGGCGACGACGCTCAGTACGAGTTGCACCTTCGGCAGCAGGACGAGATCCGGGCCGAAACGAACATCCCGCAAGATCAGGTCTGGTAGATCGATCCACCGCCAACGCCCCCATCTGCTTCTCGGGTGGGTGGGGGCAAACTACAAGGGAGATGAACCAGAATGGCAACTCGCATCGATCAACACACGCAGGACACGATGGACGAACTGATCCAGGACGCGCAGGAGCTTCACGACGCTGGCGACAGCACCACCGCCGATCTGATGCTCTTCAGCGCCACGACCCTCGCACTCCTCAACGTCCCGTCGAAGCTGGACGAGGCGCGGAGGACGTGGGCCGCAGATGCGTCCGAGTTGGAGTGGCGATGAGGTTCTACGCACTCCTCTTCATCCTCTGGGCGTTACTCGCACTCGCGATTATCACGCCCTTCGTCCTGAACATCCTCGAAGCAGCGAGGGCCATCCAGCCCTAGAAGGGAGCATCACCGTGAACTGCCTTTGTCAGCGCGTCTACGACACCGGCTTCACCGGAATCGCCCGCATCGACGCACGGCTCGCGCACCAGTACGAAGTCTACGGCGAGGACTGCATCCGCCGCGCCTTCGACCACGCGAACCGGCACATCCCGTACACCGACACGCCGCGCCGCCCATACTGCTTCGTGACCAGGGAGCAGAAGGCTTGCGAACACGAGTCCTGCGAGCACGCACGCTACCGCCCGCCCGACACAGTGCGCAAGATGCGCTGGTACATCGAGCACAGCGCGTGCAAGGCCAGCGTCCACTACCCGTCGATGCTGGACGACCACACGCCCCCCGAGGTCGTCGCGTACGGCGGCGTCACCTACAAGACGGGTGGCGAGGAGACGAAGTACGGCACGCCGGACTTCCTTCGCCGCAAGCGCCGCGTCGAGGAGAACGGGCAGTACCTCGGGACGCTGCATTGTCTCCAGTCCACGCACGTCCCCGCGAACGACTCCGCGCTTGCCGAGCGCGAGGCGTGGGAGGATGCGATGCACCGGCTTCACAAGCGCCTTGAGGCCGCTACACCGCATCGCACCGTGACGTACGAGGGGCGCAAGACGCAACAGTTGCCCCTCCGCGCCATCAGCATCGAGAGCTTCCGCGAGTACGTCGCCGAGTCGCTCTTCGATCTCTCCCCGCTGCCCACCGCCGAGGAGGAGGCAGCGCTCTGGGAGGCCGCAGAGGAGAAGCTGAACCTCGCGTACGAGCGCTTCTGGAACGAGGGGTTCGGTGAGTGGGACGACGAGGAGATCCAGCAGGCCTACGCCAACTAACTCCGCAAAGGAGGGTGGTAGCCGTAAGGTTGCCGCCCTCCCCCCCTTTGATCGCTAACCCTGAAGCGCTTAATGCGCACCGAGGGTGGGGGCGGGGCGGACGTGCCGGGGCGAAGGAAACCAGATAGGCCTATTTGTGGTGATTCTCAGATGGAGATGAAGCAAAACCCGCTCTTGAGCGGGCCGCGACTCTTCGAGAAGGAGGGCTGAGAAATGCTCAAGCCGCGTGTAATGCGTGGCGTCCGATTGCCCCCTGACAATACAGGGGGCTTTCGGGCTGACATTCGACCAGGAGGTACACCGTGACCGAAGGGAACATCCCCAACAAGAGCGCCGAGGGCCGCGCCCGCCTGCGCACCCGCAAAGCCGTCCGCCGTCACGGCGACCACGCCCCGGAAAAGGCCAAGCCGAAGCGCAAGCCGAGGAAGCGCGATGCGTAACATCACCATCATGCTACGCGTCGAGGACGAGGACTACGAAGAGGCGATGGATCTCATCACGACCAGCCTCTTCAAGGGCAATCCGTGGCTGCCGGGATTCCTCTTCCAGCGGATCATCAAGGGCTTCAGCCTCGCCATCAAGGAGTGGGGCGAGCGATGAACCGCCACAGCCGCCAACGCCTGATCGAAGAGGTCGAGAAGTACCTCGCGTGCTGGGCTGAGATCCGAGAGATCGAAGCACACCGCGAGTTCTACAAGAAGATCGAGGAAGGGAGCAAGAGATGAACCACGACTACCCAGGCATCGACTGGCTCACACTCTGGACGTGGGTGGGCTGCATCGTCTTCTCCATCGCGTTCTACGCCGCGCTCGTCATCGGCCTGATGCTAATGGTACGCACGCTCACGCTCCCGCCGGTGTGGTCGTGAACCCCGACGACCTCGACGCCGGACGCCGCGTCCTCGTCCAGGAGTACCAGGACAGGGAGAACAAGCTGAAGGCGGATCTTCAGAACGCCCTGACCGAACTGGCAAACGCCAGAACCGCGATTGGCGTACTCCAGGCCGTCAACGAGAACAACCAGGAGATGCTAGCGGCGATGGATGAGCAGATCGCCTACTGGCGCAAGCGCGTCTCACACTGGATGAGCGAGGCTCGCAAGGTCGCGTAGCATCCGATCCTCGGGGTACAATCGGGGATTGTGAGTGACTAAGAGGGAGATGATTCTTCCTCAACCATCGAACGAAAGGAGACGCTATGAACAGCGTCAATCTCGTCGGCAATCTCGCTTCGGACGTTGACAAGCGCGAAGCTGGCACCAAGCAGGACGGCACACCGAACCAGGTCGCCTCGTTCCTCCTCGCAGTCAACCGCCCCGGCAAGGACGCCGGTGCCGACTTCGTGCGCGTGAGCGCGTGGGGCGGGCAAGCGGAGTCGTGCCACACCTACCTCTCGAAGGGCAAGAAGGTCGCCGTCGAGGGTCGGATTCGCACGTCGCGCAAGGAGAACGAGGACGGGTCGTACACCAACTACTTCGAGATCAACGCGAACCGCGTCGAGTTCCTGACGCCCCGCGACGACTCCGAGTCGGCTGGTGTCCAGGTCGCGCAGGAGGCGAACGTCGCCGCCGAGGCCAAGCCCGCCGAGGCCGCAGCCCCCGCTGCCGCTCAGGACGACATCCCCTTCTAGGCGACTCCCTTCCGCCTAGGCACCGTTAGCCCTCCGATCCTTCGGGACGGGGGGCTTTCGGCGTGACGCGCGTGTGGCGTCAGCCGAGCAAGACCGGGTGCCTTCGTACAAGATGGCAGGCTCTCCTCGGCTTCAGATGGGCGAAGTCCTAGGACGGAGTGCTCAGATGGAGCCAGCATCCTGTCACCCACAGTTCATCGCGTTTCGACGTGAGGGGACTTGGGCGTATCACAGGACGCGGCCACTACTCGCAGCCACGAACACAGCACTCCGGGCGAACACCCTGCCCGGCTACATCTCGGTGCGGCACGATCAGCCAACAGTCCGAGTGCGTGCGGGAGGCTTAGTACCCCGGAGTGCTGTTCCCGTCTTTCAAAGTCTGGGCCGTGGGTTGAGCGCGGGGCTAAGAATGCGCGTGAGCGCGTGTGACGTGCCTGCGATCTCACGGCCCAGGAACACAACGAAGGGAGTCCGATGAACAACCAGACCGTATACCTCGCAGTCCGGGCGCACTTCACCGCGCCGGGTGCGAGACTGAGCGTTGACGACAACGGCGACTGCTACTACCGCCACCCGGAGGACTTGGCCGAGGGACTGCCATCCTCGCAGGTGCGCAAGTGCGCGGCCGGTTGCACGATGCCGGACGACCTCTACGAGGCCGTGTCCAAGCACGAAAGCATCGAGGGCACAGCCTGGAACACAGTGGCCGACTACTGCTTCAACGCCGACGCCGCCACGACGCAGAACCTCTACGGCGACGTGGACGTGCAGTTGATGATGGAGATGCAGAACGCCCACGACAACTCGTCCGACACCGAGCGCTTCGTCGCGAAGCTCGATGAGATCGCCAGGAAGTACGACTTGGTGGTGCCAGCGTGAAGCGCCTTGCGCTAGCCGGTTTCCTCCTCATCCTGTTCCTCTTCATTCTCGCTCGCGCCGTCGATCAGAACACGGCCGAGCACAACTCCGGAGTGCCCGCAGCGGTCACATCCGTTGCGCCGGACGACGAGGGAACTACTGCGCTGTCCCCCCTCGATCTCACGACGGATACCCTGCCCTTCTCAGCCGAGGGGTAGGGTATCCTTTCGTGGTGGAAAACCCGCTAACACCAAAAGAGGCACGCTTGCGCATCGCGCAAGATTCCTCAGTCAAAGCGAGTGTCGCGGAAGGAGAAGAGTTCCCGCTCTACGACCACGCAAGCACTCGGGTTCGCCTGTTCAAGACGATCAAAGCGGCGGACGGATATCTCAAGTCGCGGCACGAAGCGCTCCAAGCGCTAGGCTACAAGCACGTGCGCGGCACCCTCTCGCGCGGCACACTCCTCTACCGGAAGGAGGGGCACCCAGAAGTAGCCATTAGTGGTGATCGTGTGCCGAAGGGGGAGAAGAAGCGGCCTGAGCGAGCCGCACAGCTTTCACTAATCGAAGGAGGACAAGAATGAACGTCACACTGAAGAAGGCAGTCGAGCAGAAAATCAGGGCCAACGCCCGCCGAGGCGCCCGCTTCCTCGACACCATCAGCGACGACTGGTTCAAGCCTCACAACCTCGCCATCTCCAAGCTGGAAATGACGAACGCTTGTTCTTGCGTCTGGGGCCAGCTTCGCCTCACCGACGTCGGACAGCACGAGAAGTTCAAGGAGAAGATGGACGTCATCAACGGCACGGCGACTCCCGGTTACGTCCCGGCGTACGACGAGGACGACAACGGAAGCTGCCACGTCGATAAGCGGGCCGAGTGGAACTCGATGATGACGGACGAGGAGGACGAACTTTACAGCGCCGTCGCCGCCGAGGAGTGGCGTATCCTTCAAGACGAGTGGGAGTCGCTGATCCGCATTCGCCGCAACGCCGCGAGGGTGGGTGTCTAGCGTGGTCAACATCAAGATCGCCAAGCGCGACCCCAACGCCATCGTCCCGGCGATGCAGACAGGGGGAGCCGCAGGTTGCGACCTCACGGGCATCGAGAAGTTCGACATCGCCCCCGGAGAGTGCGCCCTTGTGGACACAGGGCTTGCCGTGGAGATCCCCCAGGGACACGCCGGTTTCATCCTGCCCCGCTCTGGACTCGCCCTGAAGAAGGGGCTGACCGTCCTGAACGCACCGGGCCTGATCGACAGCGATTATCGCGGCAACCTCAAGGTGCTGCTCTACAACACGACGAAGAAGGAACAATCCATCTTCGCAGGCGACCGCATCGCCCAGCTTGTCGTGATGAAGGTCGAGACAGTCGGCTGGCAACTCACAGGCGCCCTGAGCGACACGGAGCGAGGCGACGGTGGGTTCGGCTCGACAGACGAGGAGGACAACGATGCCAAGAAGTAACGAGGATCGCTACCCGGACAGCAAGCCGAGCAAGAAGCCGAAGCTCCACAAGGCTCGCAAGAAGCGCCGCGCCAAGAACAAGGTCGCAAAGCAGAGCCGCAAGGTCAACCGGGGCTACTGATGTTCCAGCCCGGAGAACCTCGGTTCCACGACCGGGAGCAGGCCCGCGAGTATCGCCTGAAGGAAATCGCGAGGCCGGATCCGATCTTCAGCACATACCCACCAGAGTGGATCAAGGACTTCCATCGACAGGCGATGCGCTGGATCGACTGCGCACCCGAAGGGGCGAACCACTTGCTCGCGCCGTTGCAGGGCAAGGACGGTCGCCCGTGCAACGCATTCGAGAACGGTGAGAACCTTGGGCCAAACAAGGCCGTGCGCAAGATCAGGGCCGAACGAGGACTCAACCCGTTCGGACACGACTTCGTACGCCCGCGCCCCTGCGACGACAGCGACCCGCTCGACTGAAAGGAGCAGCGATGTGGAATCTGATTCTGCGCACCCTGCGCAAGAAGCCTGACGTGACCGTCACGCACACAGCCGAGAACAACAGCAGCTTCATCGTGACGATCTCGCCGCACAACAGGAACCACCCGAAGGTGGACGACACCGAGATTCGGGCGGCGCTGAACAACTACCTCGGCCGTTTCTCGCACTACGCCGACATCGAAGTGCAGGAAATCGGCTGATGTTCGGGCGCAGACACAAGATCAAGATCATCTACAAGAGCGGAGCTACGCAAGTCTTGAACTGCACCGCATTTAGGGTCACGCGCGCAGCCGAAGGCGGCATCACCGCCGTGTCCTGGGAGAACGCCAAGCCTGCGCCGCTGGTAATCGGCGTGGACGAGATCGCGGCGGTCTACGAGCTATGAGCGGCCACAACATCGATCAGCGTGGCAGCGTCCGCAAGGCATTCCTCATCAGCAAGCTGGAAGCAGACGCCTTGCTGATGGCGCTGCGCTTCGTGGACGAGGACTCGCTTGAGTTGCTTGAGCGAACCGCGCTACACGAGTTCCAGCAGGAACTCATCAACAGGTGGGGTGACCTCAATGGCGTATCCTGACGGAGCAGCCCACGACGCGATGATGGATCGCATTCGGGCCGAAGAGAAAGACGGCCTGAATGATCTGCTCGTCGCGCTTGAGCGCATCGCGTACCCAGCGAACTGGGGCAGATGCGATGAGCAGAACTTCCCTCGCCACATCTGGATGCAGTCCGTCGCCGCAAACGCACTCACAGAGTACGGGCGAAAATCCCGTGCCGGTTGACTTCGACTGCGAGCGATGTGGAATCCCCTTCGACTCCCGCGAGTCGCAAGACGGATCCCATTGCGAGGACTGCTACGAGGAAGTAATGATGGAGGAATGGGAGGACGATATGCGAGCGGACGGAGTTGATGTGTAATGAGCGAGCAGAACCAAGAGCCGGTACAGCGCTACAACGTACCCCAACATCCGCAGGTTACAAAGGCGTGTGTAGCGTGCGGTGCGCACGACGGGAGAACAAAGTTCGGCGCTCTTTATTGCTCGGATTGCGTCACTCACGGCCTGCAAGGAACCGTGATATGCCCGCGATAAAGATTGCCCTCGTATTCACAGAGCAGCAACTTCTCGGGATGCAGCAACTCCTCGGAAGAGAGGACATTCCGCCCGCACACTGGCAACTCGCCGATGAGTTGACCGAGTTGGTCAACAGCGGAGTGGACGCACTCGAAGAGGCGAAGAACTCAGCTTGGCAGCGCCCACTGGACGAAATGGGCGGCTACCACCACGACGGCTAGGAGGAACAATGGACAATCTGAAACCGGGGGACAAGCTCCCCAACGGAACGACCCTGATGATCCTCGGACGGCTTCCCGACAGGGTTGGGAACCTTCCAGGCGCCATCGTGATGGCATACGACGACAAAGGAAAGCAGTTCGCGACGTGGATGTACGTGGACGATCCAAAGGGCGCCTACTGCACCACCGGCTGGTATCGGAAGGACGTCGAGGATGCCTTGCGGGACTACCACTTCAGGCTGCGCAGGCTTGAGAAGTTCTCAGCGTAATGCCAGCGCCGCCCGAAATCGTAGTCACGCTTAACCAGGAGGCATTCGTTCGCGCTTGCGAAGAACTGGGCCTAGATCACCCGGTAAGTGTCGTCCTGAAGCGCTCCGCTAGCCGAGGGCAGACCCTTCGGGGAAGCGCCGGATGGCAGCGCGTCATCACAATCTACTACGGGATGGAGAAGCAGGAAGTCACAAGACTTCCGTTTGTCCAGTCGCAAATCGTCAAGACAATCCTGCACGAACTACGCCACGAATGGCAGATGGAAAAGTGGACGGAAAAACAGTGGGAAGAAGACGAGCGCTATTCCTACAACATCAAGCCGTCGGAGATCGACGCACGTGACTGGGCAGAGGCCAACGTTGCAAAGTTCCGCGATCTCGTTCGTGTCAAGCGCGAAGGCGTGAGCCGCCTCGGAAGACTCAGAGCGGCCGAGAGGAGCGCGAAATGACAAGGCAACTCGTTGGGCGAGACACGTGCCTGTACTGCGGCACGAAGCTCGTCACGATCCGAAACACGCCACAGAGAGACTTGGCGTGGGGCGGCGTCCTGAAGGTCTGCCCGGAATGTGAGAGTGACTTTCTGGGGAGAGTATGCCCCCCGGTAACCCCGTCGATACCCAGAGGACTAAGCGCCGCAGAGAAGGCGCGTCGAAAGGAGGCTGCCAGTGTTCAATCTGGCCCACGCAGTTAGGGAGGCGAATCAGAATCAGAAGGGCGGCAAGCTCGAAGGTGGCGCCCTCACTCAGGAGGCCTTGCAGAGCAGCAAGTCCGTCCTTGAGAAGAACCAGTTTGGAAACGGCACCAAGGGGCTTCAGCAGTTCTACACCCCGCCGCAGGCCGCGAAGCTCGTCGCCGACGTCGTGGGCCGCTACGTCAATGTCCTCGATCCGACGGCGGGCGATGGCTCGCTGTTGAGGGAGTTCGACCCCGGCTATTCGTGGGGCGTCGAGATTGACGAGGATCAGATCAAGAACTCGGAGGGCAGTTACAAGGCGATCCGGGGTGACATCCAGCACGTCTACCCGCTGCTCAGGCGCGTGGTGGACGACTGGGGCGCCATCGTCGCCAATCCGCCCTTCGGACTGTCCTGGGAGGAGCCGACCTACAAGGACGGCCAGCCCGTCAACTCGACCAAGCTCGCGTTCTTCTACTGTATGCAGATCCTCGCATACGACGGCCAGTTGGCCTTCATCGCGGGCCGCGACCGCTTCTACAAGGAGATCATCGGCGAGCCGATGGCGCGTGGCATCTACGCCGTCGTGGAGTGCGACGATCTCTTCGAGGGCACCACACTCCCCTGCGTGATCGCCTTCGGGATCAACCCGGAGATGCGCGGCGACTGGAAGGCCGAGGACGGCTCGGGCTACGTCAAGCGGGAGTGCCCGCGCGATATGCTCGACCTCCTCGCATCCTGGGTCACAGACCACCGCAAGCTTGCGCTCAAGCCGTACGAGCGCGTCGCGCAGCGCGACTACGAGTCGCACAAGCGGCAAACCGCTTGGAAGGCAGTCCAGGAGGAGTACGAGCGCCGCGTCGAGGGCCGCATCAAGAAGCGCGAGTTCGACGTCCAGCTTGTCGGCGGCAAGGTGCTTCAGGTGATGCCATCCAGTTTCGCGGCGGCGGCGTTGCAGAAGACGCACCGCTTGCACGACGTCAACCGGATGAACAACCACTCAGTCAACTACTTCGCGAACAACGAGCGCGAGTGGAACGTCCTGCTTGGCCTCGCCAAGAGCGACATCCTGACCATCGATCCTCGCGCGTTCGATGCGGTCGAGGAAGCGCTGATGGAGTTCAAGCGGATCATCTGCCCGCTCTACCCGATCAAGCCGCAGCAGCGCCTCGGCTACCTCTCGGACATCGACACCATCGAGTGCATCAAAACCGACGAGGAGCGCGGGTTCCTGGAAGGAGAGCGATACGACATTCGCTCGCAGACGCAGACCATCCGCACGCAGGAGTCTCGCGCCGTCCAGATCCGCTCGGGCAAGAACGCAGGCGAGTGGGAAGAGCGCACGTTCGAGACGGCAGCGAAGGTGATGAAGGTCACCATCGGCCACTGGTCGTTCACGGACTCCTCTGGCGACTCGGAGCACATCCAGTACCTCATCGACCACTTCGACTTGCCGGATCCCGGTGACGTCGGAACGAAGTACCCAGAGGAGACGGAGCGGATGCGCAAGATCGTCCGCGAGGTCGAGAAGGAGATGCTCGTTCACTCGAAGGCGTACGAGGCCAAGTTCCCGGAGGCCAAGAAGTTCAAGGGCTTCCGCAAGTTCCAGATCGAGGATATGGCACGGATGCTCGTCAAGGGTGCCGGACTCCTCGCCTGGGAGCAGGGACTCGGAAAGACGCTCGGCGGAATCACGTACGCGGAGTGCTGCATCAAGCTCGGAGCGCAGAACGCAGCCCTGTTCATCGTGCCCAAGGATCTCATCCCTCAGTGGCAGCGCGAGGCTGAGCGCTTCCTCGGACTCGAACTCGAACTCATCAAGACGCACGGCGAGGCCCACGCCATCGCCAAGAAGCTGAAGATGGGCGGCAGCGGGCGCTTCATCACCTACTACGAGGCGCTGAGCATCGTCGGCACGTCCAAGAGCGAGATGCTGCCCGAGGTCGTGGTCGAGCAGAAGACCGACTTCAAGAAGATCGCAGGCACCGGCCGCTACGTCCACGTCGTTGACGAGTCGCAGGCCAAGGCGCTCGGCATCGAGGAGGATCAGATCGAGGCCTACGTCGGCCACACCCGGTACGTGCCGGAACAGTGGCAGGAGGTCACGAAAGACATCACGTCGAAGGAGCTTTGCCCGGAGTGCAAGTCCGACCGGCGCAGCGGGTGGAACGGCAAGTTCTGCCGCGCCGAGAAGACGAGCGGGGGCCAGTGTGGCTACAGCCACTACAAGCACCGCGTCAAGCCGATGGGCAGCAAGCTCTCGACGGCCTTCAAACACGGCGTTGCCATCGTGGACGAGGCGACGATGATCCAGGGCGACTACTCCACCCGGAGCGAGGTCATCCGTGGCATCAACGCTCGGTTCAAGCTCTCGATGACCGGCACACCGATCAAGAACTACGTGCCGCAGGCGTTCTGGCCGCTCTGGTGGTGCCTCGGCAACAACTCCCGGCTGTTCCCGTACGGCTACAACGACAAGAGCCAGTTCGAGGACGACTTCGCCGTCATCGAGTGGAAGCACGACGGACGGGGCCGGAAGCAGAACCGCAAGGTTCTCCCGGAGGTCACGAACCTATCGCGGCTCTGGCGGATGCTGTCGAGCAGCACCATCCGACGGCGCAAGGAGGAGACGGGCGAGAAGATCGTTCCTCGCACGTTCCACCCCATCACCGTCCCGCTCGGGATCCAGCAACAGCGCATCAGCCAGAAGTGGCTTCAGTCGTTCCACTTGTTTTTCGAGGACAAGTACCCGGACTCCAAGGTTGTCAAGGCCGGAATGCACGAGATTATGGCCCCGATGCTCGGGATGCAGCAGAAGCTCGACTACGCTGCGACGATCCCGGAGGCCGATCCCGACCACGAATGGACGGGGATCTCCGTAAGCAACTGGACGCCTGCCAACCTCAAGGTCTTGGAGCTTTGTATGGCACTCGCCAAGCAGGGCCGGAAGGTGCTCGTCGGCAGCAACCTCGTTGCCACGTCACGCTTCCTGGCCGACCAGCTTTGCGAGCGCGACGTCAAGGCTCTCCACGTCCTCGACGGCAACAACCAGACGCAGAACCCAGACAAGCGGGCGAAGACCGTCTACGCCTTCCAGACGAACGAGGTTCAGGTGCTTTGCACCGGAGTCCAGGCGATTCGCCTCGGACACAACCTCGACGCCGGATCGGCGGTCGTTCTCCACGGTCTACCGTGGGACTTCGAGTCGCTTGACCAGTTCATCGCCCGAGTTCACAGGCTCACGTCGGAGAAGGACGTGGACGTGTACATCGTGATCCCCAAGGGGACGCTGACGGCGAAGAAGTACGAGAACCTCTCGCTGAAGGGGCAGGCCGCTGAGCTTGCACTCGACGGAAGGCTCATCGAGAAGAAAGAGGAGTCGGTGGACGAGGCCGCGATCATCAAGGAGTTGATCGACAAGGGCATCCCGATCACCGGCGAAGAGGTCGATGAGACTGACGTTGAGGAATCCTGGAAGCGCGTTCCTGTCCTCGCTGACTTCGAGATCCCGAAGGATCTCAACGTCAAGGTCGAAGAGACAATGAGTCTCCCGACCGAAGAGGACGACAAGCAGGGCGAGGCGCCGGTCGAGCCTACCCCGGAGGAGCCTCCCTCTCCTTCGGCAGCGGCGTCAGCTACGGAGGAATCGGCGCCTCCGGAGCCGGAAGACCCGGCAGCCTCGCCCGCCCGTGCCTGCGCGTACAACATCGTGCTACCCTCGGGTGCAACCGCCGACTCCCCTCTAAGTGGCATTTGCAACTTGGAGGTTCAGACCCCCGTGGACGAACTTCCTGCGGAAATCACGTGGGAAGACGAAGTTGGCTTCGAGGCCACGGAGGACAATCCGGATCCGGCCGCCGAGACGGTCGAGATCGACCCGGAAGACCTAAAGCCGAAGGAGGGCGAAGACTCCCTCGCCTTCCTCGCGCGGATGCGTGAGCTTGCCAACGCTCAGCTTGAGGAGAAGGAAGTCCTGGCCGACGAAGCTGGACAGCTTGGGCTGTTCGGAGAGGAGGGAATGTGACCTCACATCACAGAGGAAACCCGGCGTACTACGTGCCAACCGCGATGTTCGCAGAGATCCTCGCCCCGCTCGTAGAGGAAATGGGCGAGGACGTAGTTCACGAGCACGCCGACGGCACAGTGGAGCAGCACCGGGAGGGCGGCATCGAACGCATCTCCCGGCGCCTCCCACAGATCATCCCCGGCATCGAGGCGGGCAGCGTGCCACGTCGCATTTGGTCGATCATCAACGGCGAGACGATGCGCACCGGAACGGAAATGGCGGACGGGCTTCTGCTCGCCTGCGACAGGCACATCGAGCGCTACCACGATGCAGGCCTGCCGACGTTCCCGGCGCATCTTGCGGCGGCACGTGAGCAGATCGACATTCACAACGACAGCACCGACGACCCGATCCATCCGGACGAGTCAGAGGCGCTGGAAAGGCAGGCCGTCTCGTTCTGCAAGGGATTCTGCCTCGGGCTGAGCGTCGATGCCGACGAGATCGTGGAAATGGAGGCCGCAAAGGTCGCGGTCACATTCATCCGCGAGATCGCAAAGGTCAAGCCAAGGCGCAAGCTTGTCAAGGCGGCGTAGATACGTCCCAGACAATCGCTACGCCATCGCGCCCCCACTACCAGAAGACAGACCGCCAACGCGAGAGGAATGCTGGTCGCATTACAGCATCTATTTCGCAGGCGTAAAGTCCACCGAGGATATCATCCGATTCGCTCGCGATCAATGGGCGTGGATGTATGTCACGTGGGTCAACACAAGGGGCTGGCGAAAACAACCTGACTGGACTGAGGGAAATCCGATTCGGAACTCCAACATCCCAGAAGTCTTCGAGGCCGGGAACGGCGGGAGCTTCTACAACACCGTGAAAGGGGTACTGAATGGTCAGTGACAGACTGGACGTCGGGCACTTCGTACGCAGCAAGCGCGGCGCGGGCCAGCCGGTCATCGAAGGCACAATCAAAGCCATCGTGAAGAGCGTGGCCTACATCGAAGTCCATCGGATCGGCGGAGCAAGGGTCAAAAGCGACTACCCGCTCGTCCGGGTAAGATCACTGTCAAACCTCGAAAGGAGCGAGCTATGACCACACGCAGCAAGCGGCGAGAGTACCAGATCCTCGACGCCGACTACGGAGTCGTCCGCCGCTTCCAGCACTCGTCGCTAGACAGGGTGTTCGCGGTCGCGGGCAAGGTGGCGTTGCAGGGCCAGCGCGGCGACGTGTTCCTCGTCACCAGCACAGTCGGGCGTTTCACGCGCTCGAAGCCGCTCTACTGTCACGCTCGCATCGAGCGGCTTGAGGATAGTGTCTGACGTCGCCTCCCAGAACCTAGAGGCTGAGGAGTACGTCCTTGGGGCGATGCTTCAGTCGTGGAAGGCCATCGAGGCAGCCGCCGAGGTAGTCAAGCCCGAGGACTTCTACAACGTCACGCACGGCAACATCTTCCGCGTGATCCTCGACCTCCACGCCAACAGCCTGCCGGTCGATCCGCTCACGCTGTCAGACGAGCTTGAGAAGAGGGGCCAGTTGAACACAGCGGGTGGGTCGCACAAGATCCACGAGCTTGTCCATCTGGCCCCGGCCACAGCCAACGCGAGGCACCACGCGATGATCGTCGCCGAGCACGCGGGCCTGCGTAGGCTTGAGTCGGCGGGCAAGAAGATCCAATGGCTAGTCCAGAAGCGCGAAGGATCGCTGGACGATCTCACCGAAGAGGCAGAGAAGGCGTTGACCGAGGCGCTGAGCGCCACACAGGTCACCGAGTTTAGGGCCGTCGCCAACACGGTGGACGAGGTTGCCGACGACATCGAGGAGGCCTACAATAGCGGGGCAACGAGGTTCGGGCTGAAAACAGGGTTTCACGACCTCGACAGAATGCTCTCCGGACTCCACCCCGGAACCCTCACGCTGATCGCCTCGCGCCCAGCGATGGGCAAGTCGGCACTCGGCCTGAACATTTGCGAGAACGTGAGCTACTACGGCACGCCGAGCGGCATCGTCTCGTTGGAGATGAGCGAGGCCGAGCTTACGATCCGCCAGTTGAGCCGCGCCGCCAAGCTCGATTCGCAGACACTTCGGACTGCGAAGATGACCGAAGACGAGTTCGAGAGGTTCAAGAAAGGCCGCGTGACAGTGAAACAGCGGACGAACCTCTACATAGACGACAGCCCCGGAGTCTCCCCAGCCAGCTTGCGGGCCAGCGTAAGACGGCTGCACAGACAGGGAGGCCTGGGGCTGCTCGTCGTTGACTACCTTCAGTTGATGCTGTCAACCAGCAGCGAGGACTCGCGCCAACAGGAGATCGCACAGATCAGCAGGAGCCTGAAGCTGCTCGCGAAGGAACTCAACATCCCAATCATCGCGCTCTCGCAGCTGAATCGTAACGTCGAGAACCGAGACGACAAGAGGCCGAGGCTGAGCGATCTCCGAGACTCGGGGGCGCTCGAACAGGACGCCGATACAGTCCTGTTCATATATCGAGACGAATATTACTATTCGGACTCCCCTGACCTCGGGATTGCGGAGTTGATCGTCGCGAAGAACAGGATGGGGCCGAGCGGCACGGTGCGCCTCGGCTTCACGACGAGGTACAGCACGTTCAAGAACCTACCAAGGGAAGGAGCCACAGGATGAACGAGAAGCAGAGAAGCACGATCCAGGCAATCGAGGAGCAGCGCCGACCACTATTCAGGCTGACCGTCCTCGATGAGGATGGAGACGTGGATTCGGAGCTTCTGTACCACGACTTCACGGAGGCAGTCAGCCTGCTCAACGACTACTTCGATGCCCCCGGCCACGTGATCGTGTTCGAGGTCATCGAGTGATAACGGTCACCATCACAATCGCGCGAGGCGGACAGGGCGAGCCGCAGAGAGCGACGTCAGCGTCGCACTCATTCGCGATGTCCGGACTCTCCAAGCAGGAAGAGCACGAAATCATCACGAAACAGATGGAGAAGATCGGCCGGGAGGTTGCAGAAGCGCATATGTTCGGCCACTTGGGGCAGTCGTGAGCCGCAGGCCCAGGTATCTTGTGAACGTGACATTCGACAACGGCAACCACTACGCAGAGCTTGGCGACGTCGCCGTATACGCCAGCGATGAGGCCGAGGCCGAGCGGAAGGCGCTGGACACGCTGAGCAACGAACTCACAACCACAGTCAAGGGACGAATCGCCGACGACGTGCCGGACAACTTCTACGACCGGGTGATCGCGTGAACCTCGGGCGCGGGCACCTACAGGAAGTCATCACCGACACCTTCGATCCCAAGTCGAAGAAGTCAGCCCAGAAGTGGATGCGCGACATCGCACAGGTCGTAGACCAGGCCTGCGAGATGAGCGGCACAGAGCTTTCAGAGCTTGGGCTGTCCCCGGAGGACTGGGAGAACTTGTACAAGCCAGCGCTGCTCTGGCGCTTCTACCGCCACCTTGGCTCTGAGGTCAATCAGATGGCCGAGGGACACGCGCAGGTGCTTCTCCATTCGCTACAGGACGCAGAGGAGGAAGAATGTCCTGGGGAATCCTGAAAGACCACATCTGGGAAAAGGGCGACGATCCCGAGTACAACGCGGTCGGGATGATGGAGGAGCACGCTCGCATCCCCATCGAGGCCTACATCCTCGGCCACGAATCGCCGCCGCTGCCCGGCAAGCCCCTGAAGTCCATCGACTTCAGGCTCTACGACGACGACGGCGAGTTGTACTTCGAGGGACGCCTGCACGACGATGATGAATGCGAGAACCAGGCGTCGGCGCTGAAGTGGGGCGAGAACTACGCAGGCTGTACCACAATCAAGGTGAACAGAAACGACGGAAAGGGCTGGGTACTAGAGATCGGATAACAGGGGTGGGCTTCGGCCCGCCCCCTTTTTCGTGGGGGAGACAGTCCGAAGCTTCAGATAAGATGAAGATTCGTGGCTATCGAGAACCTCGATAAACTACCAGGCTCTCTAGCGCTGCTCTACGGGCAGCACTCCTCGTCCATCACAGAGATCCAAGGCGACATCGCTGACATCGAGGGCGAGATCGCGGGAGGCGTCGGCGGCGGCGGGTCGGTTTGGCACTCGGGCACGGGGGCACCGTCCTCCGGACTAGGAGATCCGACCGACTGGTATCTTAATGATGCCAACGGCGACGTCTACGAGAAGACGGACGCAACCACGTGGGTTCTGAGAGACAACCTCACAGGGCCAACGGGAGCAACGGGGGCGGCTGGTAGCGCGGGGGCGACGGGTGCAACGGGGCCGACCGGCCCAAGCGGCAGTAACGGAGCGCCAGGATCAGTGTGGCGGTCTGGGACGGGAGCGCCCTCGGGTGCGTTGGGTATCGTCGGCGACTGGTATCTCAACGATGCCAACGGGGACATCTACGAAAAGACGGGCGCCAGCACCTACACGCTGAGGGACAATCTCACTGGGCCGACCGGCTCGACGGGTTCGACAGGGCCAGCAGGATCGACCGGGCCTGCCGGTGCGGCGGGTTCGGTATGGCGCAGCGGCACCGGGGCGCCGTCCGGAGCGTTGGGAGTCATCGGGGATTGGTACTTGAATGACGCCAACGGGGACATTTACGAGAAGACGGGCGCCAGCACCTACACCCTGCGCGACAACCTCACAGGGCCGACCGGATCGACGGGAAGTACCGGGAGCGCCGGTGCCCCAGGATCGATCTGGAGGAGTGGGACTGGCGCACCGTCGGGTGCACTCGGAATCGTGGGCGACTGGTATCTCAACGACGCCAACGGAGACGTCTACGAGAAGACAGGCAGCAGCACCTACACGCTGAGGGACAATCTCACCGGGCCGACCGGCTCGACGGGCAGCGCGGGAGCGCCGGGAGGCGTGTGGCGCTCGGGCGCGGGGGCGCCGTCGGGTGCGCTCGGGATCATCGGTGACTGGTATCTGAACACCGGAAACGGTGATGTCTACGAGAAGACCGGCAGCAGCACGTACACGCTGCGCACCAACATTATGGGGCCAGCAGGATCGACGCCGGACGCAGACGCAACCACGAAAGGGAAGATCCAGCTTGCGGGCGACCTCGCGGGCACAGCCGCAGCGCCAGCGATTGCGGCGGGCGTGATCGTGGACGCGGACATCAACAGCGGCGCGGCCATCTCGTACAGCAAGCTAAACCTCGCGAACAGCATTCTCTCGTCCGACATCGCAACGGGAACGATTGCGGACACAGACATTTCGGGAACAGCAGCAATCGCGTACGGAAAGCTGAACCTGAGCGGCGCGGTTCTCAACGGCGATCTCGCCGGGAGCATCAAAGGAAACAAGTTCTTGTGGAGCATCGGCACATCGCCGCCAGCATCGCCAACCACGGGGGATCTTTGGATCTACCAGGGGTCAGGGTTCTACTGGCTGTTCGTGTACGACAACAGCGAGACGACGTACAAGTGGAAGTATATCGGTGGAGCCTCGCTCTCGGCAGTCGTCGCAACGGACGAGACTTACACCGACGATGCCACGTGGAGAGATGCAACAACGGTGGGGCCATCGGTCACGCTACCGAGAGGGGGCGACTACGAAATCATCGCCGAGTGCAACCAGTACATCGCCACGCAGTCAACAACCGCGCGAAACATTCTGGCAGGGCTCGCATCAACGTCGGGCACGTTCAGCGGAGTCAACGGAGCGGGGCCGTCACCGGGCGGTGAGTACGTGCTGGCGGGCCACACGGCGACGATTTCACTCAGCGAGATCATTCGCGGAGTGACGGCAGCGGCCACGCTGAAGCTTCAGTACCAGTGTGCAACCGACACGGGAACGCCACACACGCGCTGGCGCAAGCTCAAGGTAACGCCGATCAGGGTGATCTAGTGAGCCGAATCCCGAAACAGCCGAGTCACAACCCAGACGAGCGGTCGAAGCCTAACAGTTGGGTAGCGGCTGGACTAATCTCGGGAGTGCTTCTGACGATCTGCCTGTTGGTGTTGCTGCTCGAAGCGCTAGCCCGCTAGCTTGAACGATCTGAGCGGCAGCGTCGCAGTAGTCCTGCCCGGTGTGCATTAGGACGCGGCGGAAGTCGTATCGCCAAACCTCGTGATGTCTCTCCGTCGGGTCGTCCGACGTCGCGAAGTCGGGGTCAAGCCCGTTCTTCTCCAGCGCGGCCCGCCGCAGGACCAATGGCGCAAGCACCCTCACCCGGAAGAAACTTTCGTATGAGAGACGCGAGAACTCAGGCTCTCGCCTCACGTCATCTACGACAGGGATAGCGCCCTCCGACCAGCAGGCCTCAACGCGAGGCATCAGACGTCGCACCCAATAGGTCGGGTCGAGAGCCGTCCTACCCTCGCCGTGAGAGATCAGAAGCTCGCGGCTGCCGAGATCGCCCTTACGCACGCCGTACAACTCCCAGACCTCCTGCTTGAGCGCATCGGCGAACGACAGCTTCTTGGCGGGGATGCCGTACTGAGAAAACGCTGAGACGATATGCTGAGCAAGCGGAGACTTGCCGGAACCAGCGCGACCGGCGATGCAGATGCCGCCGCTCATTCGCCGTTCGCTTCGGCGAGCTTCCTGTCGAGCAGGCGTTCCTTGGCAAGAAGGATCTCGTAGTCTGAAGCCTTCAGCACCACGAAGTCACCGGCCCCGCGATGCTCGCGCGAGAAGAGGCACAGGTGGAACCGGCGACCGTCAGCGTACCTCCGGTACTTCGCCTCCGAAGCCTTGAAGAGGGAGATAATGGAGAAACGCTGGTAGCACTTGCAGTCCCAGATATCCGTGAGCGATTCGCCGTCGGGCTTGATCTCGGAGAAGTCCTGACGCCAGATGCGCTCGCCGCCCATCCGCTTGGCGTGGCGACGTTCCAGGTCTTTCCAGGGGGAGTGCTTAGCCATCGCTCCTCTTCTTAAGCGCTTCGGCGATCTCTTCCGAGACGTCGATGGTAGCAGACGCCCTGGACTTGAAGCCTGCGTCGGCGCGTTCGTGGTTGACGATGGACTGAAGGTTCGTCCAGACCATCGGAGCCGCGTGGGCCATATTCTGAGCGGCAGCGTAGGCGGCACCAGAGCGGATCGTCCAAGCGAGGAGATCGTCGGCGTAGTCCATCTGCTCATCGTTCAGCGGGCCGTACTTGGCGTCCCAGACGCGCATCGCGTGGGCGATCTTCGAGCGGAGCGGGGTAGCGATCCTGCCCCGCCGACCCAGCACGCCGTCACCGAAGACCTCGCGGGCGACGTCGAACGTCTTGGGAGGGATGACCTCAAGCGCGGGGTCGTCGTCCAGGAGGCGGGCCAGCAGGATCTCACCATCAGCGGTGACCTCGTGGGCCAGCGCTTCGAGGATGTCGCGGGCGGTCTGTTTCACGACGGGATCACCACCCTCTGAGCAAGCCCCGGATCAGCGCGGCGCAGGCAGCACGTCTCGCCGTAGTCGCAATAGTTCGGGTTGCTGCTCTTGTTCGCGGGGAGGAACACCTTGCTCTCGATCCCGCGCCGGTACATAGAGAGTTCGTGGAAGAGACGTTCGTGATCGCCCTCGCCCATCCTCCACCAGCGGCGCTCGCCGGTGCGCAGGTAGTCCACGCCGACGAAGACGGGAATGCCGGTCGGGAGGGACAACGCCCCGCGATCCACCATCGAGGCGATAACGACGTCGTACATCACAAGCTGCCGGTAGTCCTTGAGTTCTGCCCCGTCTCCGTCCACGTCCCCCTCAAGCTCCGGGAACGGTGACTTGCGATAGGTCTTGTAATCGAGGACGCCGATGCCGACAAGCTCACCGGAGCCGCTAAGCAGAGGCTCGATGGCGTCGATGTAGCCCTTGAGTTGGAAGCCGCGCCAGTCTTCCTCGGCCTCGAACTCGGTGTAGAGCGTGTTGGGGAGAGAGCCAAGGCGAGCCTGAATGCGGCGGCTCATCACCAGCGACTCATCGTAGAGCGCGGGCAGCGGGTCGTACTCGTTGAACTCCCAGGGCGAACCCTCGTTCAGACGCTTCTCCCACTTCGGCATAAGGGCACGAAGCTTCTTGCCGATTGCCGACTCTTTCCACTCCTTCGTCATCCTCGGAGCTTTGGACTCCTTGCCCTTCGCCTTCCAGGCCTCGCGGATCTTGTGTTCCTGCTTGATCGCCTCGACAGAGAGCGAAGCGTACTCTGCCAGGAACTCGGCGACAACGGTGTCGGCCGTCCTCTCCGTCCACGCGGCCCTCATCAGCCCCAGGAGATCCTGCGAACGGTCAGGCGTCCACTTCTCCATCGCAAGGTGAACGACCTGTCCGAAGAGCGCTGAGGATCCCGAGCGCAGCTTCGGCTCATCCTCGATGTAGTAGCGCCGGAAGGCCTCGCCGCAGGTGACGTAGGAGTTGATGCGAGACGGGCTGACGCGCGTGGAGGAGAACTCCCCCTCGCGGGCGCTAGCTATCCTGGGCATCCCAACCCCGCTGAGCGAAGCTGTAGATGTACGGCTCGACGTTGCTACCGCAACGGCAAGACCAAGCGTGCTCGAAGTTCAGAGCCACGACGAGCTTGTGGTGGGTGAGGGCGCACCTTGCCCACAGAATGAAGCGTCGCATCTAACGTTCCTTTCGTTAGTTTCGTTAGGCCGAAGCCTGCGCCCTGACCTTAGCCAGAGCCTCGGATACGCCGACCCTCTGGATCTTCGCGACCAGTTCTTCATCGTCACGCCAGCCAGGGCGAACCTCATTGAGGTAAGCAGCAAGCTGCATCCGTTCGTCGCCACCACGATCCTTCGCGCGCTCGATGGCGATGTAACCCTCGGCGATGCTGACGTCAGTTTCGTTGTTGATCTGCACGTCGATCTCCTTTAGTGAGAGGACGGGGAAGCGGTTGGCACCCTTCGTCTCGAAGGCCACCGAGAGCGCGAAGACGCGGCCGGTCAGCGGCCCCTTCATCCGGGCACCCTGCAAGGCAGCCGTCAGACGCTCGATGGTGTTCCACGACTTCGTATCGATGTTCAGAACCGAGGTAGTCTGACCGCGCCAGAGGAAGAAGGAGAGGCGAGCCATCGGCTTGCAGTTGTGACCAAACTGCGGGCACTCGCGGAAGCGGCAGACGATGGGCAGCCTGCCCTGACCCACGGCGGGGCCGAGTACCTTGTCGTCAGGGTCAAGCATTCCATCCTTGCGGAGCGCGGTGCCGTCGCCCTTCGTGTAGCAGGCCAGCGTGGACTTCGTAGCCTTCGCCGATTTCGTCCACCACTCAAGCCCGGAGGAGAAGCAGTCTTCGACGTCGGCGTGGGGCATCACGATCTCGATGGTATTCGGACGCCCGCCAGCGGGAGTGCCGCTGTTGTAGAAGGAGTTGAACTCCGCATCGTCGGAGACGAAGTAGTCGGTGGCGGCAGGGTAGGAGCGGCCGGAGGAAGCCGTGCGCTTCTCACCGATCCTCACCTTGCCTCGGACTTCGTACTTCGTTTTCAGGCCTGGAATCGCCATTTCCAGGAGTTTAGCTGAGGAGTCGGCTAGCTAAGAGAGGCGGCGTGCGCGGAGGATCGAGCCAGCGCGGACGATGCCGGTGCCAGCCGTGACCTTCGCGAACTGCATCTGAAGGTCGCCAGCGGTGCCAGCAACCTTCATAAAGCCCTTGACGATGCCGATGACATCGTTGGCAGCGCCAACGGTGCCAAGCGCGTTCGCCGAGAGGGTGCCAACACCGTGCTGCGCGGTGCCGGGGAACGAGTTGTTAGCCTCGCCCTCGAACAGGCAAGAGAGGGCGGAACCGGCAGGCCCGCTGACGGCCTGCTTGACACCGGAGGCGTCGGAAGAGTTCATCACCATCACGCACTCGAACTCCCAGAGGGAGTTGGCCGGAAGGGTGACCTTCAGCCCAGTGACGCTGACGGCGGTGAGGGAGGCGGTCGAGAAGTCAGCGGTGATCGCAGCCTCAAGCTCCCAGAACCTACGGGAGGAGCGAGGCATTTAGGCGAACTCCGTGACCCGAGCCTTGCCCGAGGCGTCAGCCGCAGCCCAGATGCCGTGGACGGCGCCGTAATACGTAATGTTGTTGCCGATCTCGTACAGGTCGCCGGGGAGCAGCTTCACCGACCAGTCCGAGAGAGACGCGGCCGAGCTACCGAAACGGATGTAGAGGGTCTGAACCGAGTCGTTGAAGATGACCAGCCCCTCACGATCACTGACCGCAGCCACGATCTCGATGTCGGTCGCCGAGGCGGCGGGGGCCGTAACTCGCGCTGCTGCTGAAGTAGGCACGAACGGAATCCTAGCACCCTATCCGGACGGACTAGGGGTAGCTACCTTTGATCGGGGGAGGGTAGTCGCAATCCACATCGGAAAGCGCTTTGGCATTCTGCTCGTTGAGGCGAATGCTGCGCTGCAAGCTCGCGGAAGTGATGCCCGGAATAGTGGCACCGCTGTTGAGGAAGTCTCTCGTGCGCTGAGCGGTAATCTCATAGTTGCGGCGCTGCTGGCACGCCGCATTACGCGACTGGTCGGCGATCTTGTGAAGCTCCGCAGTCTGCTTGTAGCTGAGGAATAATCCGAGGACGATTCCCACAGACAGGATGACATACCCGAGCGTAAAGCGACGGATAACGGGGCCGTGGGTATACACGGGGCGACCAGCATCCTCGGGGACGTGAAAGAAGTAGTCGCGGATTTGTTTCAGCATTCTGCAATCACCTTGTTCCCCTCGCGGATGACGAACGACAGAGCCTTGATGTACCGCGCATTAGCCGCACGCAAACCCCTCGGCAAGTCCGGCTCAGCCTGCGCAGCGATGGTGGACTCGCGCACCACAGTCCAGAACTTCACGGCGCCGTTGATGGCCTTGCAGGAGCGATCCTGCGCAGCGAACAACTGGTTCTGCTGCACGGCCAGCTTGACAGCGAACGAGCGGTCAATCTTGATCTGCCTGTCCTGCGCCGTCTGCTGGCGCTGGAAGACCCATCCTGACAGGACGATGGCGACGGCCAGGAAGACGTAGCCGACCGTGTTCCAGGGATTGTTGTGGAAGTATTTCACCAAGGGAGGAAGCTCCCGGTCATCGCCTGAAGTGTGACGAGCAACGTGGCGCCGAGCGTGTAGCTCAAGGTCAGTGGTCTTGTCAAGAGGAGTCGCCTCCCTTCTTCAGCGATTTTGTCTCGAATCCCAACACGAACGGGAAGCCCATCAGGGCGAGTGAAGCGGTAAGGATGTAGGGACGATCCCCCGTGGTCAGCACGACTTCGTGGACGAAGGTGCCCGCGCCGAGCAGGAAGCATATGACCCCCTGAAGCTGCCCTCCCCACTTCAACACATCTCACTCGTTCACTGAGGGAGGAGGCAGCGGGGGGCCGTACATTTCCTCTTCCTTGTCCCGCTTGTTGAAGTACGACTGAACGGCAAGCGCGGCGGATGCGAGAACGAAGCCCTGCGCCTGATCGTCCACTATCGGGAGGAACATCGACGCGATTGCGGCCCCGACCAGGAGAATGGTCAGGGCCGCTCTCACGGAACCCCTCGGAAGGTTCAAGGGTTCTTTCACAGATGACAGCCCTTCAGCTTCAGGATGCGCGACACTTTGACCCCGGCGAAGCCAGTGGGCTTAATGCCGTAGCGCCTCTGTAGCGTCCGGATTGCGCGTCGTGTCTTCTTGCCGACGTAGCCCGAGCGGGAGAGGCCGAGACGCGAACGCAGGTTCGGGATACTGCACTTCGCATTGGCCGCTTCCTTCGAAGGCAGAGGGAGGATCTGGCGGACAGGAGCACCGACCGCCTGGATCGCAGCAAGGACGGGGCCGACGCGGTACGGAGAGATGTCGTGGTGGCCCCCACCACAAGCCCCGAGGCTGAGATGGTCAACAAGGCCGGGGCGGACGACCGTGCAGCCGCGCACCTGACCAAGCTGGATCGGGATGTTCCATCGCTTCATCGCGTCGTGGGCAACCTGCGCGATCTTGCGCAGACCGGGCGGCGCGGCATAAACCGCTTCGTGGCCCGAGTTGATGACCTCGACGCTGATGCTGACCGGGTTGGCGGCTGCCTGCGTCCACGCCTTGTCACTCTCGCGGACGATGTACTTGCAGTTGCCCTCGCCGTCAATAACGTAGTTCGAGGAGGCCTGAAAGGAGGCACGGTCGAACAGGGAGACAACGGCATTCACGTCGCTCCAACCGACGCGGTTCGGGGAAACGGTGTAGTGAAGCACGAACAGTCGAGGCGCGACCCCGCGCCGGGACGAGTAGTTCTGGACAAGCTGAGTGGTACAACCGGGCTGATTCGGAGCGGCGTCCGGCGTGACTGCCGGAAGCTGATCGTTGGCCGCGAAAGCCTCCTGCTGTACCTCGGCGGCGTCTAGCTCTTGCGGAGTGACACCTTCCGGCTGCTGCGAACGTAGGTCTTCGTGCGTGTCGAGCGCAGCCTCCGCCTGATCGACAGCGACCTTGGGAACAACGAGCGTCTGTTCGGGCGTGCCGTGCTCGCCGCCAACAGTGACCGTCTCGTTTCCGGTGGGAGCACCGGACTCAGTGACCACGCCAACGCCGAGATAGATCCCGAACGCTGCGAGGAGGGTGAGGAGTGCGCCGAGCGCACCTTTGATGGCGCCCTTCTGGGCTTCGGTGAGGTTTCTCATAGGTCGAATCGTACCCTATGTGTCGGACGCGACTAACGGGTGCGCCGCCGTCTGGACTTGATTGTGAGCAGCTTCGGCTTAGTGCGCTTCGCATTAGCGATGGCGACGCTGTTGGCACCGGCGCCAAGGTTCTTGCCGAGCCGGTAGCCAGGGAAGCGCTTGGCCTGAATGTCCTGCGGGTCAGTGAGCTTGTGAGTGGGGCCGTGCCTGAACTCGGGGATGCGGTCGAGCAAGAGCAGGGCGTCGTAGCCTATGCGCTCGTAGGTGAGGTTGGTGCCGGTGCCGTCCGCCCAGAGAAAACCGCGCTCGTCCCACCAGGGGTGATAGAAGGAGTAGCCCAGGGTTCGGTACACCACGCTCTTGATCGCGTCGCGCTCGACGGCGGCAGCAAGGGAGTGGTGGAAGACGCCGAACGGATCGAGAATGACCTTGTACTCGGGGAAAACGAAGTCAGGTTTGAAGCCAGGAGCGAAGAGGAAAGCGCCCGAGATACCAGCCTTCTGGATTGCATCGAGCTTTGCCTTCTCGATTTGAAGCTTCCTTTCCAGGTCTAGTTTCTCCCGGATTCGGTGCTCCAACTGCCGGGGATTGGCAGTCACCTTTGCGAGCAGGGCGATGAGTCGGCGAATCTCTGCCTCAGTCTTACGAAGTTCCTCCTGATTGCGCAGCTTGTTCTCGGTCGAGAGTTCCGGCAGGTCGCCCTGGAACACAAAGTAAAGATGGCGCCGCATCAGCGCCTCGAAGATCCGTTTCTCCGGTTCAGTACCGGGGATGAAGGGGTAGGGATCTACCCAATACGGCTTGTGGAGACGGAACCGCTTGTTCTCGGCCCGCCTTGTGCGCCGGACGCCAAGCTGCGGCACGGCTAGACCTGGACGAGAGTGACGGCGTAGAAGGCCTCGCGGCCTTCCTGCGAGGCAGACGAGATCGGGTCATCGAACTCGACCATCGGCAGGACGGCGGGCTGAGTCTCGTTGATCGAGTCGATCTTCACAGCGTAGGTGTCGCCCCACGGATCGATGAAGTCCAGCGTAGTCTTGGCCCGCGCCCAACTCCACAGGGCGTCATTGATCTCGCTCAGCCTCAGCTTCTCGGGAGTCGCGTCCAGCATCTCGACCTCCTCGACACCGGCGATGGCAAACGACCAAGCCAGCTTCTCGGTGCCGTCGGCGTTCACGTCGTCAGTGTCGATCAGCTTGAAGCTCGCGGAGAAGCCCGCAAGCTCAGCGAATGAGACGGTCGGAGAAGACGTGCGCGGGAGGGAGATGCGGAAGCGGATCACGTGCGAGTTGGCCGAGTTGATCGTGTACGTGCGCAGCGAGCCAGCCTGTCCGGCCGTGTCCGTGGACACCAGCGGACAAGATGTCCAGGTGGCGCCGCCATCGACCGAGGATTCGACGGTCGGAGTGTTCGAGTCGCCGCGCGTGAGGATTCGGATGCGCGTCCAGTCCTTCAGGCGGTCAAGCTCCGGGCCGAAGTCCGACGTGATGACCTTGCCAGAGAAGGAGCCGAGCGCAGGGACGTCGCCCTGCACAACGTTGGCCCAGATGCCGTTGTCGGCAGGGGCGAGCGGGTGGTTGACGTAGCCCCAGATGCGCCCGCGAGCAGAGAGCAGGCGCAGAACCTCACGGCCAGGATTAGTGCGGCCCGAGTCGAAGCGCGGCCCACCGTAGAAGGCGTCCGTGGTGACGTCGTAGGCGATCAGCCCGTTGCCAGTATCGCCGAAGAAGAGCAGGCCTTCGTGAACGACCATCGAGCGGACGGACGTGGGGGCGCTGTAGCGGCCCGACCACTTCTCCGGAGCGAATGTCTTGAGAAGGCGAACCGAGGAGCCAGTGACCTCGTACAACTCGGCGTAGCCATACGCGCCGTTGAAGTCGAGGCCCGCGCCGCCGACGTAGATCCGGCCACCGTAGGCGCAGACGGACTCGCCGTAGAAGTTGTACGGGAACTCGCAGACCGGGAGAACCTGCACGCCATCGAACGCGACGAGAGAAACCTTCTTGTCAGCGCCGCCGCAGAGGATGTAGAGCAGGCCACCAGACCAGCAGGAGTCGAGCCAGGAGCCAGGGAGCCTACCGATCTTCGTGTAGTCGCCCGAGACGAAGTTGTAGGCACCATCCTGTAGCGTGACGGTGAACAGGACGTTGCCCGCCGCAAGGACGAGCTTGTCTCCCTGGACGTTCATCCCCGTGAGGGTGCCGTAAGGGATCAGTATTCCGGGCTGGACGCTGGCGCCAGCGATGTGTGTGCCGTTCAAGGCGTCGAAGACGGCAACGCCGGGGCCGAGGCCGTTCTTGAAGCCCGCCAGCACTCGGCCGGTGCGGGGATCGTAGGCAGCGCAGCTATGCGGGTCGCCGCCGAAGGTGTCGAGGAAGATTTCGGCAGCGCCTCCGCTCGCGTGATTACGATAGAGACGGTCGGGATAGAAGGCGGTGATCCAGCCCGCGTGATTGTAGAAGTGAAGCGGCTTGTTCGTGTACACACCGCCGCCCACGCCGGTCGCAGCGCGGAGGGTGAACGGGGGAACAGTCCGGAGGGAGCGGTCGTACTGCGTCGGCAGCATATTCTCGCAGGAGGAGAACATCCGGTTGTCCTTGCCCCAGACTTGCTGCCAGCCACCGCCCGTGAAGTCGTCCATTGACCAGGACGAGACGCCGGGATTGTTGAAGTAGGACTCGGCGCCGTAATGGACACCTGCCGCATCGCCGGACTGGTCGCGCTTGAAGCTCTTGCGGTAGGAGCCTGCAACGGTGAAGCCCTTTGCGCCGCCCGTCGGCCCGAGGCCGATGGTGTGACGCTCGCTGTCGAACGCCGGAAGTGTCACGGGCTAGTCCGAGAAGAACGTTGCGGGGGCGTCGATCACAAGATCATCGCGGGCACGTTCGTAATCCCGGTCGTGATCCGTGGCGAGATCGAGCAGGTCGCGAACGTCAACGCCATTCTGGCCCGTGATCGCCACGTAGCGCCGGAAGTCCGAGCGAATCCCGGCGATGCGCTTGAAGAAGCGAGCCAGGACGTAGCTGACCACAGCCTCGTCGGCAATCGCGGGCATCGTGGAGGGAGCGGAGCCGGTGACAGCGGGCCACTCCGCGCCGTAGTACAGCGTTGCGGTACCAGCGGTAACCCGGTCGGGGTCAGAGAAGGCGAGCGTTCCGGCAAGGATCATATGCGGAGGGAGGGCGTTACTACCGGTCGTGAGGATGCGATCAACGCGAGAGCAATCGGCAGGCAGGGCCACCGAGGCAGCGCCGTCGGCCCAGGAGAGAGCCGCCGTTTTCTGCCGGTAGAACCCGAGGCGAGTGCGGCCACGGTTGATCCAGCGGATCAGTTGCTCATCGCGAACAAGCTCAGCCGCCTCGCCAAGCTCGTCCTCTACCGCCTCTAGGAAGTCTTCGAGCGCCCAGGCCACAGCCTAGACCCAGTAGATGAACGGGGCGACGTTCTCCCACCGGACGACGAGATCCAGGCCGGTGCCCGTGTCGAACGAGATCGCCGTGTCGGTGGTGTCGTGCGTGATGAGACAGAGCGGCATATGCCGGTAGACCGTAAAGCCACCGGAACTCCCGCTCCCGGTGTCAACGCCGACGGTGTACGACGTAAAGGCGGTCACGACAAGCTGCGTGATCGTCTTAGAGCCGGGAAGGCCCGAGAAGAGCGGGTCGCTGCCGTTGAGGTAACCGTCAGTGACGGTCTTGGCAGAGAGGGCGGAAGCGGAGACGCCGACGCACTTCGTCAGCGGGTTGTTCACGCCCTTGGCGAAGGAATCCTCGTTGACAATCGCCTTGTCGATCACACCGGCGTCCGCGTAGTAGGCGTTGTTGTAGTCCACGAGGTTGCCGAGGTTGTCGGCAAGCCAGCCATCGAGGATGTCGGTGCCCGCGCCAGCATAGAAGCCGTCTGCGGTGAGAGAGGCAACGTAAGTCGCCTCGCAAGCGAGAACGCGAATATCCTGGGTGAGCAGATTCACCTGCCCCTGCGCCATCGCTTCGAGTCCGACTGAGTAGCGTCCGGCCATTACGGGAAGAGTAGCACTAGGGCCGGATGCTAACGCCTGGAAAGGCGGACGGTGAGCCTGGACTTGACATTTCGCACCAGCGCGTAGAAATCAGCGCGGCCTACAGCCTCGGAAACGTCGCAGGGAATGGCCCTCGCAAAGAGGAACGCAAGCTTGGCGGTATTCCAGCGCCCCACAAGGGTCGCAGCGGTCATCCCGTCGTCCACACCACGGGCGTAGAGAATGCCGAGGTAGGTGGAAATCTGCTGAATGCGGCCGACCAGCGTGCCCATCCCATCGTCCACGCCGCGCACATCGAGAGTGCCGGAACCACGATTGTAGTGCCGCAGGATGCGGGCGGGAGAAAGAGCAGTCCCGTAGATGGCAACGTGGGCGATGATGTTGTTGCCGAAGCCCGAGCCGTCGCCGACGCCCACAGACAGGTCGTGCGTCGTGTCGGTCGTGGCGGGGTAGGTGATCGTGGTAGTGGAGGAAAGGACGCCATTCACATACCACTTTGCCACCGTGCCGTTGTACGTGAAGACGAAATGCTTGAAGGCCGACTGGCTGAGCTTGTCACCGGCGACGTTCGCAACCGAGACGTCCACGTTGTTGCGCTTCAGGGAGAGGCGCCCCGTCGAGTCGTAGAAGATCTCCCAGCCGGTCGTGTTGAAGCCGTGGTACTTGTAGATCAGACCGTCGAAGGATCCCGCGCCAGGGAAGGCGACATTCTTCGCCCAAAACTCGATGGTGAAGTTGCCGTTGAGTCGGTAGTCGGCAGAGCCACCCGTGGCGATGCACTCGTCATCGACGCCATCGAACTTGAAGGCCTTGCCGGTGCCGCCGACAATCGGGCCGGTTTGATTCAGCAAAACGCCACCCGTAATGGTGCCGTCGTGATTCAGGGAACCCTGGTCGTTCGCGTTCGTGCCCGCCGTCTCCTGGAAATCCCAATAGGAGAGAGGGCTATCCGCGAGGACTTCGCTCGCGTAGCTCACGTGTTACCTCGGGCCGCGCTCGTACTCGTCGCGCACGAAGAGCGGGATCGGCTCTTCGGTGTGCTCGCCGTTGGCGACAAGCTCGATCATCCACTTGCCGACCTCGTTGAGATCGGCGCCAGCGATGGTGAGCCGGACGATGCCGCTGGTCGAGGGATCCTCGATGGCGGCGGTGCAAATCGCGGCTGCGCCGGAAGGCTTGCGAGCAGAGGCAGAAGCAGAGAAGAGATCCACAGCGGCGCCCTCGTCTTCGACGGTAACCCACCGGATGATCTGTTCGCCTCTTACGCCACGAAACACGGCTATGACTCTAGCACGTAGGTAGGACGGGATGCGACCGTTCCGCGCTTCTTCGGCAGCGAGATCTTACGGCGAGTGTCAGGCACAAGACGCTTGCCGGTGATGATCTCCGCAGTCCCAGGCTGAAGCGTGACCGAAGAGGGAGCCTGCGAGCCGTCCATCCGCGTGAATCCGGGGCCAGAGAAGCGGGAGACGGGAAAGGCGTGCGCCGCGCTACTGCCGTTGACCAGCACGATCCCGTCGGTGAACTCGCGAGTGAAGCAGTTGGTCGCAATCTCGACACGCGGAGCGACAGGCTGACCAATATCCTTCGTCCAGTAGACAGTCCACGAATCCTGAACCGCATCGCCCTTGGCAAAGCAGTAGTATTGATCGAGGGCCGCATTGTAGCTGAGCATCGCGCTAGCGTACCCGTAAAGCTGGGCGGTAGTGTCGGCTGCAATCCCGTACGTAATGGGGCAGAAGCCTTTACCGTCGGCATTCGCCAGGGGGAAGTAGCCATCCTCGTAGGGGAACTCCGCATCGACATAGCGCTCGTTAACCGCAGCGGGGTAGGTCGGAGGTTCGAGGGGCCGGGAGTCGCCGGTGCCAGTCTTCTTCCAGAACTCGCGGAAGCCGCCATCGAGATGGGGCAGCCATAGCTCCCAGACGTCAGGACGCGCCGAGTTTGCGATGTTCGCCCAGACGTGGAACTCCGAGGAGAGATCGGCATAGACGGCCGTGAGGAAGGTGGTGAACATCGCCCGGAGGTCGTCATCGACCAGCGGGGAGTACGGCTCATCCGGGACGCCGATCCAGACGCCGAAGTGGAATCGAGCCGTGTCGTCCACGTCATCCATCATTATCCCATCCCAATCCGAGTCCTCGATGTCGAGCCGCACGTTCGAGAGCCAGCGGTCGATGTAGCCGGGATGATCCACGCGGCCGAGGTAGTTGTCGGGGAACAGACCAGACTCGCAGAGGACGCCTCCGCTCGGCGCAGCCGTCGGGCCGTTCACGTAATGAGCCGTGATGCGCCTCTCGGTCAATACGTGGTGGTAGACGGCGATATGGCTCAGCCGTCCATTCCACACGTAATGCGCGTAATCGTTGTGCCAAGAGCCGATGCTAAGGTAGCCGACATTCGCGCCGGAAATCGGCTGCGCAAGTACGACCTCCCCCATCGACTCGCCGTTGATGAAGAACTCGGCGGTAAGCGTGGAGTGGCGCCAGTTGCACGCCCAATGGAAAGGCGTGCCAACGGGAACCGTGTCCTGGAACCAAGTCTGCCCTTCGAGGTTGGTGTCGCTGTAGAACGACGGGAAACCGTCGGGCCGGACGAAGACACTCATCCGGTGGCTCGTCCCGTCAGAGCCGACGAGAGCCATATAGCTGCCAAGAGCATCGACCTGCGCCCATCCCTCGAAGCAGTAGTCCTGCTCGCCCTGAAGCTTGAAGTCCGTGCGGATCCCCTCGGTGCCGAAGTCGAACGACTTGTAGGCGGCGCGGCCGGTCAGCGAGGGCTGGCCGATGGTCAGGCCCGCAGCCTCAGGGAGATAGGCCTTGCGGGTGGTGTCGCCCTTCGAAGCGTTCTCGTTGACGACGACGCCCGTGGTGATGCACTCCCAGAGGACGGCGGGGGTATCGCGTCCCACCGAGTTCGGATACGTCTCGGTGAGCATCGTGTACAGACCCCAATCCGGGTTCTCCACAAGCTCGGTGTGGGAAACGCCAGTGGTGCCAACACCGTGGCCGTCCGTCGGCAGCGGCGGCGGGCCTTCGCGCCCCCAATCGTTGCAGAGCAGCGCGTTCTTGTAGTTCAGGAAGCGACAGGCAGGGTTGATCGCCTTGGTGCCGGGGATCCGGTCGGCGTGGTCGAAGTTGGTGATGATCTGATCGTACCGCGCAAGCTCGGCGTCAGTACGGCCAGCGATGGCGCCCGTCCCGATGAACAGGCCGGTTGAACGCAGGGAGGGAAGAACCGTCACAAGACCCAGAATACACAGAGGGCCGGACTAAACCGGCCCCCTGCGATCCCGCTAGAGAGATCAGCCTTAGCTGATCGTCTCCGCCGTGGTGTACACCTGGAGCGAGGAAAGCTCCAGAGCGCGGCGCGACTGGAAGGCGAAGCGGACAGCGAGGCCGTACTCGTTGTCGTAGTCGAACAGCTTCTCCTGGTACGAGATGTTCTCGTCCAGAGCCTCCACAAAGGCCTCCGCACCGAACGCGATGCCCTTGGACACCGGAACGGACGTGGCGTTCGTCGCGATGGGCACCGACGGGTGCTCGTAGATGATGAGTCCGTCGATGACGGCCAGAGCGCCCCTGAAGAACGGGTTGCTCTCTCCGCGAACGTGCGCCTCGCGCACCCACGACTCGTAACGCGACTCCTGCTTGAGCTGATAAGTCGTGTACGGGTGGGTGACGTAGACGTAGTGCGGCTGACCGTCAACGTCGAGCGGCTTCGCGTTGTTCATCCGCAGGATCAGCTTGATCTGCTGACACGCGGCCACCGTCAGGTCGTCCGTGAGGGCGACCGAATCGATGGACAGCGCCCCGCCACCTACGACGTAGATGTTGGGGGTGTACGCCTCAGCGCCCAGCGGAGCGGCGAGCGACGTCGCTGCGAACTGCGAGAAGCGGAGCGAGTCGATCTTGTTCCTCGCCCACTCTTCGAGACGCATCCGACCCTCGGCCCGAAGGTCGAGCATCGACTTCTTGTCCGCGCGGCGGAACATCCGGACACCGTGCCGGTACTGGAGCGGAGACGCCTTGATCTCCGTGGTCGCGAGGTTCTCCTCGCTGCCTTCCAGGACGGCCGTGTCGCCCGAGATGCCCGCACCCGCGAGAACATCGGTGACCTGAATGTGCATCAGGTCGCCAGGGTTGTTCAGAAGCTCCGTCTTCTGAATGATCGGAGCGCCCGAACCCTCGCCGCCGACGAATCGACCCCAGAAGCCATCGACGCGCACCTTGCGGAGCGTATCCTTGGCCCAAATCTCCGGGATCGAGGAATCGACGTGGGTGGGGGTGGTGCTAGCCACTGGTCAATCCTCCTTGGTTGGTAAGGCTAGACAAGAGATCCAGCCTCTTGGGCGGAACGGAGAACCCGGTCGATGACTCCCGGCTCGCGCTTCTCCAAAGCGTCGAGTTGCGCCTGGTTCATCGCGGACAACTCCTCGATTGAGGGCGTGCCCGCAGGAGCGGTCTGCTCGGACGTCTGAGCGGGTTCGGGGAGAGGGCCGTGAACCTTCTCGTACCTCTCACGGAGTTCCTTCTCCGCAGCCTGCAACCTGTCCTGAATGAGCGACGTGGTTGCTTCGTGCGAAGACCGAACGGCCTCCACAAGAGCCTCGGCCGAGTCGAACTCATCGACGCGGGCGAAAATCTCGGGGTTGGCATTCGGGTACTGCTCACGGGCGGTTGCCTCTGCGGCAGCGATCTCGCGAGTACGAGTCGCTTCCCGCCGCATCTCCATCCGCACTTGCTCCGCGATCTGCTCGGCCGTCAGGCCGGACGCGGCAGCAGGCGTCTCGTCGGACGAAGTGCCCTTGGCAGCGGCAAGCTCGCGCTTGAGCCTGTCGCGTTCTGCGGCAACGCGGTCGCGCTCCGCTTGATGCCTTCGGGCCTCTGCCTGAAGTGCATCCCTCTCAGCGGCCAACTGCTCAGCCGCCTCCGTTCCGCCAGCGCCACCGTCAGCGGAGCCACCGGCAGACGCGCCAGCGTCGCTCGATGTCCCCTCTGATGTCGCCGTGGTGGATGTGTCTTCCGACATAGTGCGTGAACCTCCGTTCGTAGTTTAGGAACGTGCCAAGAGTAGCACAGGTTACGGATGGCAGCTAAGCAGAGCGTTCGCGACGAGTTGCAAGGCCGCGAACTCCAAGCTTGCGGCGTGCAAACATAGCCTCGCGAACCTGCTCACCAGCAAGGGTGATATCGAGCCGCGCCATATCCCAGAAGCGGCGCAATCTCGGGTCGGCCTTGGCGAAAGCCTCACCGACAGCCTGCTCGGCATCGCGCTCGTTGGCCCGCTGGTCAAAGTAGGCCTGAATCTCAGGGTGCTGCAAGCCGTACATCTTGCGCTCGGGGCCGTAGAGTCCGAAGTAGACCTCCAACTGATTTCTGATCGCCCTTTCCGCAGGCGTGGATTTCGAGTTGAAATAGACCTGTACTTCGTGATGACGTTTGATGAAGTCGGAGCGCTGAGGCGAATGCTCGGGCAGAGCGAAATACTGCTCCAAAAGCCGGTCGAGCTTTGCATCGCCGCTTGGCGTAGCCTTGACGAAGTTCCGGAAGTAGTAGTCAAGCTCGGGATTCGCCTTCAGGAACAACTGCTTCTGATCGCGCGTCTTGAGCTTGAAGAAGTAGTCGAGCAGAGGCTTCACGTAGAGCAGGACGGCAGCCTTGTCGCCGAGGCCGTGAGCATAGCCCTGCCGCAGCCAGTCGTTGAAGCGCTCGTTGCGCTTAGACTGACCGATGGGGCCGTAGATGAAGACGCCGTACTTCTCGGCGTTCTCAAGGATGAACTCGGGCCGCGCCGAGGGGTCGAGGCTAAAGAGCTTCTGCCAGAACTTCAGGCGCATCGCAAGCTCGGGGCGCAGACTCTTCAGCGTCGGGTTGTTGCGGAAGGCCCGCTCGACCTGATGCGTCTTGCTCCACTTCTTGAAGTAGGCCAGGACAGCCTCGGCCCTCGGGGAGCCGCCGTGCAGCCACTCATCGCGCTTGGACTTGTCCAGAGAGAAGTAGTATTCGAGAGCTTTCTTGTTCTCCATATAGTCCTTCGCGTGCTGACTGTGCCCCTTGGGATGCGCGTACTTCCGGAAGTAGGCCTGAACCTTGGCGGCTTCCTTCTTGTCGAGGGAGTCCCAGGCGGCGTTGAACCCGCGAGCCTTGGCAACCTTGAAGAAGCGGGTGAGCAGCGGGGCAACCGCCAGGTAGTCGCGAGCGTGCTGGGTCGTGCCACGGCCCTGACCGCCGTGGAAGTGGCTGTACTTGGCGAAGTAGGCTTTGACCTTCAGCGCGTCCGGCGAACCACCAGCGAGCCACTTGGAACGAATCGACTCGCCCAGGGCGAAGTAGTGGCTGAGCGCGGACTTGGCGGCGAGGTAGTCCTGCGCGTGCTGAGAGAGGCCGTGCCTACCGTGGCCGTGGCCTTTGCCGTTGCCGATCCAGTTGCCCTCAGGATCAACGCGGTCGGCAGCCTTCGTGAACTCGAAGATGAAGGGGTACTGATGGAGAAAGGCGTCGGCACTCTTGTAGTCCTTGTTGTCCAGGTGCTCGAAGTACAACTCCCGGAGGTCGGCGTTGCTCGCATTGATGATCGACTTGAAGTCGTCGGAGTTCGTGTTGTTCTGTAGCCACCAGTGTTCCAAGACCGGGTGCTGCTTGAGAAACCCGTTCTTCGCGTCGAAGTCGTCCTCGGGGATCGCGAAGTAGGTGTCGGTAAGGCGCCCGATGTAGTGGAAGAACTGCCCCTTGATCTGCTTCTCGCGAGTCTCGGCGGGCGTGTCGTTCGCAGCCCAGAACTCCTTGAGTTCGCGCGTGACCATCAGATTCTCGGCGAAGTCGCGAACCTCCGGGCTAAGCTTCAACTCGGAGGCCAGGTTCGAGAGGGCGATGATCGTGCCAGTCTCCTTCGCAAGCTGCGCGTGATGCAGGTACTCCTCGGACTGCAAGCCCTTCCCAGACCAGGCAGGCTCAACGAAGGGCACGATCTCCGGGTACCGCAGCTTCATCGACTCCTTGGTCGCGTAGTTCGGCTGGCCGAAGTAGGCCTGAATCAGCGGGATCAGGGACACGTAGCGATCGAACTCGACCGGGTCGAGTTTGCGGCGCTTGTATAGCTGGTAGGCCTGCTGCTCTTTCGGAGTGAGATCGTTCCATTCCTTCGTGTGCTTATGGAAGTCATCCGAGAGCTTCCATAGCCACTGGTCTTGGGGTGTCGCACGACGGGCATAGACGCCTCCAAAGTAGCCGACGATATTGAATACGAGGAAGAAATCTTGGAGCTTCTTTTCAGCCTTCGCGCGGTTAGGCTCTTCGCCCCGGAGCGCCTGGTTTGCCATCTCCATTTGCACGTACTGGTTGAAGTCCGAGGCCAGCTTCTCCTGCGCGTTGGGCAGGTCGAAAAGCTGACCGAGTGTCGCATCCTGAATCCACGCCTCAATATTGAGGCCGTTGGGGAAGCGCTCGTTGAGATACTTCCGCGTGAAAGCCTGCACCACCGGCGTCTGAGGGAAGATGCTCTGCCAGGAGCGGTAGTTCGCGACGCCGCCCCACTCAAGAGGCTTGCGAATGAGCGGGTTCATCGACAGTCCCCAATCGTTCATAGCGTCGATCATCCCCGAGAGGAATGGCAGACCAGCCTGCTCGCCGGGAAGGTTCGGGTTCTCGCTCTTGAACGTGCGGTAGAGCGGCGCGAACGAGAAGAACGAAACAGGATCCACCATCGAGTCGGAATCCGCCAGCGGGCGGGCGAGCCAGCCGAGGCCGGGGATCTGATTCAGGCCGTCGGCGATCTCGTCGGTGTGAATGTAGCGACGCTGCCAGTCCGGAAGATCGGCGTGAACCTGATCCCTCAGCTTCTCCTCGAAGTTGACCAGCCCGTAGGGAAGGTAGGGCTTCTCAACCGCAGTCTGTAGCCAGAACTTCGTGTTCTTACGCCAGAACTGCATAAAGGGGAACAGCGGCTTCAGCGTGTCTTCGATGACGGTGACCTTGGAGTAGTCGAACAGCGTATGCTCGACCTCAGCCCACGCCTCCTTGAAGGCCCGCGTCTCATCGCCAGTCTCGGCCAGAACCTCAGCGTACTTCTTGCGGTACAGGATGCGCTTGGCGTAGTTCTCGGGCTTGGAGGCGAAGAGTTCCCAGACGCCATCGCGGAAGCTGGCGAGGGCGCCGCGCTCAACCTTCTTGCCGGTGGCGGCGTAGCTCGGGCGGGCGAGACGCTGGCCGTGCTCGAACGGGTTGAAGCGCATCTCCTCCAAGACCTGCGCCGGAACCTCGATACCGTGGGTGTGAAAGATTTTCTGCAACGACTCGATGCGCTGCCCCCAGAACCGATCCATAAGCTCGCCGTAATGCTCGGCCACGCGCGTACCGAAGATCGAGTCCATCTTCTCGGCGGCGAAGAGGACAGCCCGCAGGTCGGCGGTCAGAACACCGCTCGAAAGGTAGTGCCGAGGATCCACGACGCCCCGCGTCATAGCCTTCGCCGTATTGTCCACGACGTTGCGAACGATCCAGCCGGAACGGAGCGGAAGGGTAAGGATGATCCAAGCCGATGTACCTCCCTGGATCGCGCGGTAGGTATTGCGACCAACGAATCCCTGCGCCTCCTTGAGGGCAGCCATCAGCGCCCACTCGCGACGAAGCTCAGTGGGCAAGCTCTCGTTGTAGGCCCGCCCCATCATCGCGGACGCCTCATCGACGGCCTTGCGGATCGCGTCGTGCTGCGCTCGGGTCGCCCGGTCGGTCTGCGGGAGGAAGTCGAAGATGTGGGGATCCGTCTTCACGGCCAGCCCGCCAGTAACCTCGGAGGGGCCACCGGCCAGGATGTAGGCGTACTGCTCAAACTCCTTCTCCATCTGCGACTCGAAGGCGTCCTGCGGTCGCGCGGCAACCTCGCGCAGCCCGCGCAGGATGTCATAGTCAAGATCCTTCTCGCGGACAAGCGGAGACGTGGAGTGCAGAACCTCGCCGTACAGGTGGCGTAGCTGGCGGGCGTAGATGTCCGGGACGAGAATCGTGCGGCGCGTGTCCTCCCACTTGCCGTTGGCCTTCTGGCGCCAGCCCTTGTTAGCATCGCGGATGATCTCGGTGATGCGTGTGTCCATATAGTCGTCGCTCATCGCGCGACCCTCGGCCCGCTCACGGTAGAACCAGGCCTTGAAGCGGCCCGTCTCACCACGGATCTCGTCATCGACAATCTGATCCTTCTCGCCCACGGTGAACTCCTCGCCGAAGCGAGTGTTCTTGATCGGCACCTTGCGCTTCGGATCGAAGGCGTCAGCGCCCAGGGCGCGGAAGTAGTGGCGAGCCTCGGAGTCACGGCCGATCCAGCGACCAGAGTCCCCCTCGAACAGCGGGCGACCGGCATCGTCGGCCATCTTCTCGATGCGATCCTGAAGCTTGCGGAAGATCGTCGCCTCCCACTGATCGAGCAACTGGTAGACGCGCGGAGTGATCTCGCGAGCAAGCTCGGCATCGTGCGCTCCCCGGATGTAGGCGCCGCCACGCTGCAAGTAGTCAAGGTAGACGACGCGAGCGCGGGCTTCACCGGCTGCCAGATTGACCGTGCCATCCTCGGTGATCCCGCGCCATTCGTCGCGAGCACGCTGCAAGGCAAGGCGCTTGACTTGGTTCGTGCGGAATACCTCGGCCATTCGCGCAAGGATTGCAGCGCCGATTCCGCTGTGTTCGTCACGCGAGACGTGCGAAAAGAGAGAGAGTCCGGAGCGGTGGAGATCCGAGAGAAGTTGCGGGTGTAGTCCGTTGAGATACTTGTCGATCTTCTCGTCCCATTGTTCAAGCTGTTTCACCGTGTCAGGCTTGGCGCCCCGGCCGGTCGTGATGACCTCCTCGGGGAACCGCCCCTTCAGAGTCTTGGTCGAGAAACCGTGCCGCGCATCTCGGGCGACACGGGCGCGAGCGACGGAGATCGCCTCACTTTTGAGGGCAGTAGCCTTCTCGACGGCGAAGGAGATCGCCTGTCCGGGGCGAGAGGCCTTGATCGCGTCCATCTCGACCTGCGCAGTCGTGCGGAGCAGGCGACCGCTGCGAGCGGGGACGGTCAGCGCCAGCCCGGTCTTCGAGACGGGGACAAGAGCCTTGTAGCGGATCAAGCTGCCAGAGCGGGAGATCCCGTACCCTAGCTTCTCGGCCTGAAGCGCGATCTCGGTGCCCCCGCGAACGCCAGCCTTGATCCCGGCACCGGCGAGCGTCCAGGGGAAGGCGTAGCTAAGAGGGTCGAGGGCGATGCTCAGCCCGAGGTTCATCCAGGGATGCTCGTCCTGCAACCACTTCTCGTAGCTGCGAGCCTCCTGCCGGATGTCAGAGTGGATGCCAGCGGAGCCGCCAGCGCGGGAGTACGGATCCTGAAGAGTGCGGGTCGCCTCGCGGAAGGTCGCGGCGAAGAGGAGAGCCTGTTCCTTGACCTTGACGCCGGGGTAGCTGATCCAGGAGAGGCCGGTGCCGCCAGCGTTCAGAGCGCCCTCCCACCAGCCGTGATGCTTCGAGGATTCGACTTCGTGCCGGTAGCGAGCCGCGTCGTAGCGGGCGATGGAAGAGAGACGCCGGTTGAGGTCAGGGATGCTCTTGGCATCGACCAGGGCGCCGATCTGCTTGCCGCCGCCACCCTGCGGCAGGTTCGCGGCGAGACGAAGGTAGCGGTCGAGGTTGTTCGTGATGAGGGGGTTGACCGGGATCGCGCCGCCCTTGCGAGTCGCGCCACCCCACTCCAACCGGAGTAGCTGCTGATCGCGCCACGCGAG